TCCGGGATCGTGTCGGGGCTCGCGTCCGGAATCGGGTCTGGGATCGTGTCGCGGATCGTGTCCTGGATCGTGTCGGGTAGAGAATCCAGTGAGCACTCGCGTCTGGGATCGTGTCTGGGATCGTGTCGGGGATCGTGTCCGGGCTCGTGTCGAGGATCACGTCGAGGATCACGTCGAGGATCATGTCTGGGATCGTGTCTGGGATCGTGTCTGGGATCGCGTCCGGGATCGTGTCGGGGATCGCGTCCGGAATCGTGTCCTGGATCGTGTCGGGGATCGCGTCTGGGATCGTGTCCGGGATTGTGTCTGGGCTCGCGTCCGGAATCGTGTCTGGGATCGTGTCAGGGATCGCGTCGTGGAGGAGCTCCAGTGGACAAACGCACGAAAAAGGAGGCTGCGATGAACAGGATTGAATTCCTCACGGAAGAGCAGATGGCGCGTGAGGAGGAGTTTTTCCAAAAGTGGATCCAGATTGGCCTTTGCTGTGATCCGGCGAATCGTACGCTAGCCGAGGCTGCAATCCGCGACGCCTACGCCACAGACAACCTCCCACCGCCCAAGGTTATCTCTTGGCACCAATCACCCCTCGCGGCGCTTACTGCTGTCCGAAAGATCGACAAGGAGGCGTCTTGGTCTTCGTCTGCGTACGGGCAACATGACGCTTCGTGGCTGTCGTTCTACGACTTCATGGGGCAGGTCGTCGGACTCACAGAGGAAGTGAAAGAGCTTGACGCGCTGATCCGCCTTGCACAAACATGCGGATGGGTATGGTTCTACGATCAAGAGGCGTTTGCTTGCGAGCGGACCTCGATGCTCAAGCTGGACGACCAAGGCAACCTACACTGCGAGGATGGACCGGCGTGCGAGTACCCAGACGGGTTCTCTCTATTCGCGTATCACGGCACCCTGGTTCCAGACTGGGTTATCCTCCACCACGACCAAATCACCTTGAAGAAGATCAAGGCAGAGGAGAACGCCGAGGTTCGTCGGGTGATGCGCGAGATTTACGGCGAGGGGCGCTATCTCGAGGACATCGGCGCCAAGCTGATCGACGCCGACGTGGAAGGCGCTATCGTCGGGTCTGCCCCGCGTGCGCTGCAAGAGGATGACGAAGGGAGACGTTTTGTGGTATGGACGGACGGTTCCACCGGCCGCGTCTATCACAACGAGGTGCCACCGAATACGAAGACATGCGCAGAGGCGCACCGCGCGCTCTGCGGTTTCGATGAGTCGCGAATCGTTTCGAAGTCCTAACAAGGAGATGCCCGTGCAGACGAAGATCGCGCCAGAGATCCAGAAGGTGATCGAGCATCGGTCCGACCCGGCCGAGCGCGTGACGGAGAGACTCGCGATCGGCAAGACGGTCCATCAGGGTGACGTGTACCTGCATCGCGTCGCGGCGGACCATCCGCGCGGCGTGGAGCGCGGCTCGCGGCAGGTTGCCGTCGGGACCACGGTCGGCTCGCGGCACATCGCCGAGGGCGAGCTCAAGGTGTTCGAGGGCGAGCAGCTTCCGGCGTACTTGAAGGCGCCAGAGTGGTGCGCGAAGGGGGATCTGCTCGGGCCGGTGGTCGTGGCGGCCAAGCCGTGGCTGCTGACGCACCCGGAGCACGCGGCGCATCGCATTCCTGCTGGCACGTTCCAGGTGACGTATCAGGCCGACTACGCGACGCGGCGTCGCGTTCAAGACTGAGCCGGCTGAACGAAAGATCTAGTCGTAGCTCAGCTTGACTAGAGCGCCTGGCCTGGAACCAGGAGGTCGCAGGTTCAAATCCTGTCGGCTAGATCATTAGAATGGAGATGAGAGAGTGCGGTACAACATCTACCGTCATGGAACCTATGAGAATGAGGTCCTTGGCACGACCGATGAGTATCGGATTCGAGTAGGTAGACCTGTGACGGAAAAGAGAGCGCGGCGACTGGTGGCCGTGTGCCCAGTTCACTGTGTGGCGGTGACCGCTCGTTTCGTCAATATCCGCGACGATTCTGGGCAGCGCTGTCGGGCTAAGATCGTGAAGTTTGACAACAAGAAGAAACCGTTCAGGCTGTGGGGAAAGAGTCTTATGGCCGCGTTGGCGAAGCGCGGGATTGGACCGGAATAGACGTGTCCGTGGATAGTGGATTTCCAGCTAACTCCTTCTGTGTTGGCTTCATTACGTCGGAGAGCTCTCAGTTCCCAGGCTTCAAGTGCTACGGTGCTGTAGTGACGGTGATTGAATGAACTGGCCTCTCGATGTCCTTAAGTTCCATAAGAAATTCTCACTTCGCCCTTTCGGTGAGAAATTGCGAAGGGATCGAGATCTTCTCAAGTCGCGTGCTAGCCGAATCGAGGAAGAGTGTGGTGAACTACTCGACGCACTGAGAAGGAAGGACTGGAAGCGCGAGGAACTTGCCCAAGAAGGTGTTGATGTAATCTATAGTGTTTTGGGCATGTTCGTGGAACTTGGGATAGACCCTGATCGGTGCTGGGCCGAGGTCCATCGCGCTAATATGGCGAAGGAGGGTGTCCTCGTTACCTCCATTGTTAAACCAGATGGATGGAAGGGTCCCGATATGGCGGCGGTGCTGAGATGAGACGGCGCTGGACAGGGTTAACTGGGCTTATCCTCGGGTGCATTACCGTTGTAGCAATGCGCCTGTTCGTGTTCTGTGTAGTTACCGCGGTGGTGTTTGTGCTGGTTCTTTCTAGGACTCTCCAATGAAGTATCTGACTCGGAATAACCTCTGGTACTCCATGCTCGTGACGTGCTTCGCGTCATGGGTCGCGTTTTCATGCACTGCCGCCGGATGGCGGAACGGGACCGGCTTGGCTGGCGACCTCGCTGAAAGCGTTGTCGTCCCGGGGGCTGGCGAGGTTGGATCTGTGGCTGCGGCTTGGATGAGAGCGTCTGAGCGCCGGTTTGCCCAGCTGGAAAAGACTGGGAAAAGCGAGGGGAACCTGTCCTGGACCGAGATCCTGTTTGGACTGACTGGGATTGGGACTGCGGTCGGTGCTGCCGCGACTGCGCGGAAAGGTGATAAGAACGCTGAGGCTAGGAATGGGGAGAATTTGAGGCAGCTGGCAGTCGGGGTTGCAAGACTTCTAGCTGGCGAGGGAGACACGGCTGAGAGGAGAGGTCGGGTTGCTGAAGTGCTAAGCGATCATCTTCCGGACGGAATCGATGTTGCCAAAGATGAAGTATAATGCCATGAGTATTGAAGAAGATGTGAGGCAGGTCCTTATTAGTAGTGACCTGCCTGATGCGCTTGAAGTGGATGGTCTGGTTGACCACCTCGTTAAGCGAATCGATGTGTTGTGTACAATGGTTGGAAGATGCGACTTCGTGGCTAAGGTTGACGAACAGGTTGATAAGACTTGTATGATTAGTGGGTTGGATCCAGAAGGTCGAGAAGCGGATATGCTGTTTACCGTAATGTTCCTTTGTTCCCGCTGGAAGAGTAGAGAGAAGATGTAAGTGGGATTTTCGGGGCGGGCGGTAAAGTAATCGACGTGGACTCTGTATATCCTGTAAAAGTGGCGTCTCGTGGTCGCTGGGCCGCTGTAGGCTCGCCCATTGTCCCCTACTCCCTGTCAACGGCCGCTGGGCAGATGCTAGGCAGTGCTGTGTGGGGTTGGGACCTTACCAACTCTATAAACTGCTGCTCTAAGCTCCGTCCTCTTAGCTGGTTATCACACCTACTGTAACTTGCCTCCTTCCAGTTGAGGCGAAGTTAGACGCTCTAAGTCCCGTAGAGCGCGGGGTTTATCCAACCTCAGAACCTCAAGCCAGCATTTTCACGCCCCGAAGTAAATCTGTTGGGGCCTATGTTGGCACAGGAAAGCCCTGTGGCCTATAGCAATGCCTATATCGGACATAGGCTTAGGTGCCCTTTACCTTTACTTACTATATTTAGGTTGTAGTAGGTTAGTAGGTTGGATAAGAGCAGTAGAGGCAAACACTTAGAGAATCGAACTTCAAAGGGCGCTGGAACCTCAGGTTGGAGGAAGGATTTAAAGGGCCTCTAAGGACTTAGCGTCCTAGCTGGGCCGTAGGCCTTACCGTGTGGGTGGGGGTTCTACCTCGGCCGAGAGTAGAAGCCTGTTCGGTGGTGTAGAATGTTCTATGCCCAGTCTTGGTTCTAAGCTACAGTAAATAGCACCATGGAAGTCCAAACTCAGTCCGTATGGGGCTTCCCCAGGGAATCTCCTGCCCCGGTTAATGGGGCTCTGCCAAACGTGGTCCCCGGGTTCTCCTGGACCCCGACTGCTGCCGAGAGGGCCGCTTTCCTGGTCAAGCTCGCAGAGTCTGCGCGCTATACCCATGCTGCTGCGTTTGCCGGGGTCAATCATTCCGACATGGTCGTGTACCGGAACAAGCATCCGGAGTTCCAGCGGGCATGCGACTATGCAATCGATCACTATAAGGATGGGATTGAGCGCGAGGTTGAACGGAGAGCGATTGAGGGCGTGATCTCAGAGCGCGTGACGAAGGATGGAACTGTAGTCACATGCGTCCGAAAGTCAGACGATCTCCTGAAGTTCTTCGCTAAGCGGCACATTAAAGAGTATAAGGATGAAGTGCCGCAGATGTTGCAGATCAATAATCAGGCGAATATTAACGTAAACGTTGAGATTGACGCTATTTTTGCCTCACTTACTCCTGGGCAGATCGAGCTCGCACGACAGCTTCTTACTGAGGCGGTAATTGATGCTCCAGCAGGGATTGACTCCGGAACAGCTGCAGTTCCTGCTATCTAATAAGCAGTCTGCACTTGCATCCCTAGACCGTCTCCAATCAGCGAATAAGCTTCTCGACTACATAACGCTGTATTGGGACTGCCTCGAGCCTGGCCGTAAGTTCATCAACGGTTGGGCAGTTGGTGCGATTTGTGAGCATTTGCAGGCAGTGACAGACGGGCAGATTCGTCGGCTTCTGATGAACGTCCCGCCTGGTTGCATGAAGAGTCTAACGACGAACGTCTTTTGGCCGTCGTGGGAGTGGGGACCACGTAATCGTCCGGACATGAGATATGTCTGCGCCTCTTACTCTGAGGCGCTCACGATCCGCGACAATAGACGATGCCGTTCTCTAATCCAATCTGAGCGTTACCAGCGGGCATTCGGCCATAGATATGCTCTCGCCTCGGACCAAAGCGCGAAGGTGCGCTTTGATACTGATAAGACCGGATTCAAGATTGCGACCTCTGTTGGTGGTCTTGGAACTGGCGAGCGCGGAGATCGGTTCATCATTGACGATCCTCATAACGTGAAGGATTCGGAGTCGGAGGTTATTCGGGATTCAACTCTTCAATGGTTCACCGAAGTAGTTCCGACTCGGATTATTGACGCGAAGAGTTCTGCGATTGTCGTTATTATGCAGCGTGTCCATGAGCGAGACGTCTCTGGGCATATTCTCGCGAAGGAATTGAACTACGATCTGCTCTGTCTTCCTATGGAGTATGAGCCTGATCACCCACATAAGAGCCGTTCGATCATTAACTTCGTTGATCCGAGAATCGAGCCCGGCACTCTTCTCTGGCCTGAACGATTCCCGAAGGATTATCTTGATGGTGAACTGAAGCCTGTTCTATCCTCGTGGGGTGGGAATTATGCGATCGCCGGGCAGCTGCAGCAGAGACCTGCGCCGCGTGGCGGCGGGATGTTTAAGAAGAAGGACTTTAAGGTCGTTGGCTCGAAGGATGTTCCGCAGAATCTCATTCGAGTTCGTGGTTGGGACCTTGCTGCCACAAAGGATGGGGGAGCATTTACTGCCTGCTGTAAGGGAGGACTCTCAAACAGAGGAGACGTCTATATCCTTGACGTCGATAGGATCCAAGGTTCTCCATTAGACGTTGAGAACATGATCCTAGACTGCGCGACGAAGGACGGAACGTCTGTGATTCAGGACCTCCCCCAGGATCCTGGGCAGGCAGGTGTTTCGCAGAAGTCTGCAATCTTGCACCTTCTTCATGGTTTTACTGCTTGGTTCTCCCCTGAATCTGGCTCGAAAGAAGATCGAGCAAAACCTCTAGCCGCTCAGGTGGAAGGCGGTAACGTATATCTTGTTCAAGCAGAGTGGAACGACGCGTTTTTGAATGAAGCCTGCGTCTTCCCGAACGGTGTGTACAAGGACCAGATTGACGCCGCCAGCAGAATGTATGCTGCGCTGCTGCGGCTCAAGGGTACGAGTCGTTCGGTCGCTGCCCCAGAACTAATCGGAATAGATAACGGTGGCGAAACGGAAGGCGAGCAAGGCGACTACTACTAAGCCTTCGCAGGCGCAGAAGATTGCTGTCGAAGCTGACGAGGAGACGCTGGCGTCCGCTGGCGTCCCTTCTTCTGTTGCTAATACTTCAGTCCCAACGAACGTCCAGGTCGGCGTGGGTGGCACCGTTATCTACGGTGGTTATATTGTCGAGGAGGAACGGGATCCTCGTGCCCGTGGGACTGAGAAGTTCCGTACCTATTCGAACCTAATCGCGAATCTGTCGATCGTCGCTGCTTCCTTGCATTACTACCTCAACCTGGTTGGTAAGGCGAAGTGGAAGTTTGCTCCTGCGGATGATTCTTCTCAAGCGAAGCAGCTTGCTGAGAAGACTCAAGAAGTTATGGAGGACACGGACATCCCGCTTCCGAAAGTCGTGAAGCGTGCTTCTATGTTCCGAATGTATGGCTTCTCCCTGCATGAGTGGACGTCGAAGACCCGTAAGGATGGAACGATTGGGTTCGCGTCGATCGAACCACGTCCTCAGATCACCATCGAACGATGGTGGGTCGAACGCGGGAAGCTTGTAGCGGTATCGCAACGGGATCCGAATACTGGGAAGGAGCTTGTTCTTCCCCGTGCGAAGCTTCTCTATCTCGTCGATGATGTTATTGACGACGCACCGACAGGACTTGGAGTCTTACGCCACGTAATTGAAACTGGTACCCGTCTTCGTCGATACCAGCAGCTTGAAGGAATTGGCTTCGAGATGAATCTGCGTGGTGTCCCTCTTGGACGCGCGCCACTCTCGAAGCTCAAGCAGATGGTTCAGGACGGTAAGATCACAGAGGAACAGTATAAGCAGATCCTTCGCCCTCTCAAAGATCTCCTATCGAACCACGTCCGTAATCCCGATATCTCAATCCTCCTTGATTCTGACCTGGTCCGTTCTGAGGATCCAAATCAGACCCCTACGGGAACCCCGCTCTGGAGCTTTGAGCTTCTCCAAGGAGCTTCGACCGGGGAGGCAGAGCTCGCCGCAACGATTTCCCGTTTGACGAACGAGATCGCCATAGTAATGGGAACCGAGCACATCCTGCTGGGCAGTGGTGACGTTGGGTCCTATGCCCTGGCGAAGAGCAAGAGTCAAGCGTTTGAGCTTAGGGTTGACGGGGCTCTTTACGAAACTGGGTGCGGTATCAAGAGAGACTTGATCAAGCCTCTCTTCATGATGAACGGTTGGCCGGAAGAGATGATGCCGACTCCAATGGCTGAGAGTGTCCAGTCACGCGACATGACTGAGATGTCGAACGTGATCCGTAATCTTGCGACGTCCGGCGCTGTCCTATCTCCGGACGATGAAGTGATCAACGAGTTCCGCCGTCTCGCTGGGCTGCCTGATGCGAAGAAGATGACCCCGGCGATGTTGGCTTTGCTGGCGCCTAAGAAAGCTGCTCCGCCGCCACCTAAGGAGAAATAACTCATGCCCCACGATGTAAACGGGAAGATCGTTAAGCCGGGAGATAAAGTCGTTATCCGAGGGACCGTGCGTAGCGTGTCTCCTGGAGAAAAGTACTGTAACTGTCAAGTAGACTTCGACGTTCCTATGCCAACCGACGAGGGAGGGCGGAAGGAATCGATCAGTTCGATTAACACGAAGATGATCGAAGTCGTCGAGTAATCAGGAGATACGATAATGGGTTCTGCTCTCTATGAGTCTGGGCGTCGGATGATCCTTGATGCGAAGGACGCTAATTCTACTTCCTTCGACATCAATGCGAACAACATCAAGTGTGGTCTGATCGACCTGGACCAGTATGGTGTTGCAGTCAGCGGGTGTACTGGCAACGGCGTTGCGCCGATCGTAATCACTACTCCGTCGGCACACGGTTACACTACTGGCGACATCGTCACAATCAGTGGCGTTGGCGGTAACACTAATGCGAACGGCGTCTTCAGCATTACGGTCCTGAGCTCGACGACCTTTTCGCTGCAGGACCAGAACACACTTGCGAATATCACTGGCAACGGCGCCTACACCAGCGGTGGGCATACGGTCAACCTGACCGTGCACGTGTTCCTGTCGGACATTCCGATTGGCGCGCGCGTGTCTGCGTCTGGTAACCTTGCCAGCAAGACGACTAACTCGCCGCGTGGTGGGGTATTCGATGCTGCTGACGTGACGTTCTCGTCGGTCCCTGCGGGATCGCCGTGTGAGGCAGTTGTGATCTTCAAGGACACTGGGACCGCCTCGACCTCGCCGCTCATCGCGTTCATTGACACAGCAACTGGGCTGCCTGTCACGCCGAATGGCGCTGACATCCAGATCCAGTGGGATAACGGTCGCTTCCGGATCTTCATGCTGTAACCAATGTCTGACCAGGATGCTATCGGCATCCCTAGTCTCGCGCTGAAGGTTAAGCCATCAGGGATTAAGGGATCTGCCTTCGCCGGATCCTCCGGTCTTTCCGGTGGATCCGGCGCTGGCTTAATGATCATCCTAACGGTTAAACCGTTTGGGATCAGTTCCTATTTCCTGGCGGGGTCTCCGACTCTATCGAACACGACGTCGCACACACTTCAACCGACTGGAATTGAGCCAGTTGGAGGACTTGGTTCTCCAGCAGTGCAACAGAACGTCCTGCCGGCCGGAATTCCTGGTTCATTCTCCGCTAGCCCAGGATCCCTTGCAGCGTTCGGTCGGGCGCAGGTCGGATTTCCAATCGGAGCGATCGGGATTGCTTCTCACGAGGGGTTCGGGTCTCCGACTCTTTCGAACATCTCTGTCTACTCAATCTCCCCATCAAGTATTGGGACAACGGAGCGATTCAGCGTTGGGCTCAAGCTTAATCAGACGATCAAGGTTCCAAGGATTCGGACGAACTCGGGTGGAGGGGTCCCGAGGATTGTAATACAGCAGGACCAGACGGTCGCAATGTCTGGGCTTGCTTCACATGAAAGTTTTGGTCGCCCAAGCATCCCACTCCCTATCGAGCTTACACTCCTCGATGTCCACAATATTACTTTCTCTCCAAATGAGAGACTGCTCGACCCTGTCGAGATGTATGCAGGCAACGCGCGCGTCCAGAAGTTTGTGATTCTCGATGAGATTGGAGACTTCCCCGTTGATATCCGTGCGTTTAGTGCTCGCTGGGCACTAAGTAAAGAGACGGCCGGAGAGTATAACAAGCGCGCCATCGTAACCAAGGCTGCATCTGTCAGCAGCATTGAGATTGCTATGGTTAGTATTTTAGACGCGGGTCTCGGTTACAACGTTGGGGAAATTCTTACCATCGCAGGTGGGGTTGGTGCTCCGGGTGCGGTGAAGGTGCTATCCGCGTCCGCAGAAGGAGCTGTGGCTCAGGTGCAACTCCTTAATAGGGGAGCTTATTTCACAGCTCCTTCTGCGGACGTCGGCCTTCAAGGTGAATCTGGTTCTGGACTTAGACTTAGCCTCACGATACGCGACGCAATCGGAACCATTCTGGTCTCTATCGAGAAGAAAGACACAGAAAAGCTTTTTGGTGACTTCCACCAAGAACTAGAATTCGTGGATGAGGACGGAGAGACTGTGGTCGTTGGTGCTGGAGACTTCGCAGTCCTCCGTAATGTGGTGAATGTCTAATGGCTACGACTTCTGCAGGTAGTGCCCAATATGCTGGGACTAAGCGATACGGGATCGGGGTTGAATCCGTCCTATTCCGTCTCGTTCAGGAGGATGGGGCACCGTTTAGTGGTGGTGTTCTTGGCACTACCGTAAAGGCCACAGTCTATTTCCCAGACGGTTCGATCCACGATAAGCATACTTCTCCTCCGGCTAATACCCTTACGCTGGGTGGGGACGGATTCTACCGTCTCGCTCTGTGGGGAGAGCCTCAGATTGGTGGGCATGACGTCGATCTTGCGCAGGTTGGGCTCTGCGGCCTGAAGATCTATCCTACCACTCCTGGAGACTTCATTCCTGTCGCGATGATGTACGAAGTTCGACCAGATTTCGACGTCAAACTCGGCCTCTCCTATCTCCCTGGGCCATCGAGCGCTCCGCAGATCTCTGGGTGCATTTCGATTCACCGTTGGTGGGATCATAAGCATTATTTCTCGCCACTCACTGCAACGAATCGCCCAGATGGAACAGCGAGTGTGATTTCGAACCTGTCCCTGGCCGTTACGGACAGGGCCGCTAACACGAATTTAATCGTCGTTTCTGGCACGGACTTCGTCGAAAACACCTTCGACGGGAACATCTACTTCTCCAAAACCGTTCTTGGGATCACCGGAGCTAGAGTTGTTTCCGCTACCTTGAAGTTTAACCATGCGGTTCGCGCTGGTCTCTCGATTCTTAGCTATGAAACTCGCATCCCAGTCGCTGTGAGGTTCGGCGCGTGATTGAGATTGATGTTGACGGTCAGCTAGACCTCTTCCTAAGAACTCCGTCCGATAAGCCAGGCACGCAGTCCTCTGGCTGCGTGTCTGGCTCAACCGACCTTGCAACGTACACTCTTGAGAACCAGCATTCGCAGTTTGTCTTCGCACAGGACGAGATTGGTGGATTTCGTCTCGTCCAATTTTCTCGCAAAGCTGAGGACGACAACCTTAAGACCTGGACGAACGTCGAAGAGAATCTCTGGCGGCTGATCATCACCGACACCAACCAGAGGGACGCTCTCGCCACCTCTACGCTCCTACCGACGGCCGCTCTCATGGACGCCCCGTCGGCTACCCCGACCGAGATCGTTCTGCGTTGGCCGAGCGTCTCGGTCGGAGGCACTGACGTCTTAGATGTTCGCGTCTCGCTCGAACTTAGGGCTGGCGAGGACTTCCTCCGTGCTTCTTGTACGGTGTCCTGGGTCGGAACTGCTGTTCAATACGCTGTCGATTCAGTGTGCCTACTTCCAGTCCGTGTCGCCCCAAAGAATCGTGGCAACGATTTCGCGGTAATGCCTATTACGTTTGGCATGACGTCTAAGGACCCAGTCACTAATCTTCGCTGGGACCCTCAGAATGGAAGAACAGCTGCGACATTCGCAGCCCTTCTTCATAATAACTGGTTCTATCCTTCTGGTCGTGGCTGGAACATGTGCTTCTGGGGCTATTACGAAACGCTCTCCAATGAAGCATGGATGATCTGGAACGAGCGCTGGGATAAGTCCCTCCTTGCTTGTACATTCCAGTCCGACGGCGAGAATATCCTGAACGAGATGTACTTCCCGGCGGAGGATAACATTCAGCCGGGGAATAATAATCGGAGCCTAGAAGTTGTCTCAACGTGCCTGATGCCGCTTGGGACGACCGCCGAGCACGGCTGGTGGGACATCGCCTCCCAGTATAAGCAACGTCTTGAGGCAGTTAATCCTCCATGGCTGGTCGAGAGACGAAACGAGCGCCCAGGTAACTCGGATCTTGAGAAGCGTCCTTACCTCTTCATCGACGTCTCTCACGTTGGATACACTGGAACAACTGCTCCGATCCTTGCGCTAATAAACTCAGCGCGAGCCGCGGTAGGGGTCGGCACCGAAACCCCAGTCTTCGGGACCATCGAGGCAACATTTGATAACTTCAGAACAATGTGGGAGGACGAGGTCGGGGATCTTAGGCAGACCCTCCCCCTCCTCTTCGATCAGAACATTTTTCTTGGAAAATGGACTCCTTTCAATGTCGGCCCAGAACTGATGTCGAAGTATCGCTGGGCGAACGATGTTTTGAATGTCTGGCAGGACCAAGACTTCGTTGGCTCGATGATAATGTCTAGGAGAGGACGCATCGAAGTCGCAGACGTCGCGTGTGGTGGCGAGAACGATAGTCTTTGTGAGAAGAGGAATAAGAGCTTCTACCACGAGAGAACCTACAACGTCACTGGCTGGGATTCTCTGACGAACACAATCTTCGTTGACGATGACCCCTCGCTCGAAGCTCAATTCTTTATCCAGGCTCTTATTGCAACCCTAAAGCCTGCTGCGAACGCTCGTCTTGCTCAGGTCACTGTTGCGTCGATCTCTGCTAATGCTGTTCACTGCTCGTCTATTCCAACGGACGGGACCGGAACAAATGTCATTCCGGTCCCCGGCGACCAACTCGTTGTCTCTTCTTCAGACATCGAAACGACCGCATTTTTCTGTCCACATGCGGTCATCCACGCACAGTCCTTCCTCACAGAACTCTCGCTGAACTACGCTGAGGGACGATTCAGGGTTGCCAGGAACTGCCATACCTACTTCGACGTCTTCTCAGAGCCGAATCACTTCCAGCCGCTCGTCTACAACATGTCCTGCTATCGGGATCACGGAACTTGGTCCCGAATCGATGCGTCCTATCAGCAACATCCTCTTGGCGGAGGCTCGTGGTATACGGAAGCGATGACTCAGTTCATTGAGTCTAGCCGGGATCTTGTTCGCGCTGCCCAGCAGAGCGTGGCGAACAAAGTCGCGCATATGTTCTCATGCGAGGACATTGATGAGACAATGATGCGTGGGATGGACTTCTGTTGGCACACGCTCTCGTCCGGAGAACTCTGGCGCAACGGTGTTCAGCCCTCTGACGGATTTAAGGCCGTTCCACTTTTTGCCGTCGTACACGCTGGGCGAACGTTCGGTCGTGCTTTGAACCATGAGTTCAGCAGCGCTACCATTAAGCCTGCTTATCGGGCTGATAGCCTGCTGCATCGAACGCTTGCGTATGAGATGTGCGTCGAATGGCCGTATGGACTCACAGCGACAACTCTTTCACTCTATGCAGATGACGTTGACGGAGCCGAGCTTAACCTCTTCGATGATGCTAACTACTTTTCAGGCGGGGGCACCGTTAACGATGAAGTTAAACAAATTCGTGACCTCTGGGTACAGATGGCTATCGCAGAGACAAGATGGGCTACTCCTTATCTGCGCTATGGCGATCTTCTTAGCCCTCCTGTCCTTAGCCCTACTGGAACTTCTTTCACAACGAGTCTAGCTAACACTCTGTATACTGGCTTCAGGTACTACTCCTACGACGTCATCTATGACCATAACAGCACCCCTCGAATCATCAGCGCCTTCCACCGTGACCGCTTCACGGGGGCAGTCGCTGGCTTCTTTGTCAATTGGACTGAAGTCACAGGTGACTGGTCTGGGACGATCGACGTTGATTCCTACGGACTACTCGTTGGAAATGGAGTTAACGTTTCGGTGCTTGACTACTACGGGAATCCAACGACTGCCGTAGATGTTGATTTTGATCTTACGACGGGGCAGATTACTGTAACAGATCTACCAGCGTATAGTACGGTCTTTATTAAGTTCACACCGATCCCGGTTCCGAACTCTGTTGCAATCCCAGCGAGGTACGACATCGCGTTCGATGTCATGGCGACGGAGTTGGAACCGCTCACAATCTTCGCTGGCGACTCGATGTTTCTTAGATACCAGATTTCAGACATGAGGTCCGATGCCTCAGGAAGCACCCTACTTGACCTTACAGGAGTCAGCGCTAAGTGGTCTCTCACGAAGTCGATGCCGTTCTCTAACTATGCCTCTACACCGTCCGTCGATAAGAAGACACCTGACGTTTCGGTATCTATCTCTGAGATCAGTAGCGCTATCGTCGCGACTAACGGATCAGGATACAGCGTTGGGGACATTCTATCGATCACGGGAGGATCTGGTCTGGGCGGACTCATAAGAGTGGCCGCAACGAATTCATTCGGTGGAGTTACTCTGGTTAGCATTTTCTCTCCTGGCTCTTATATCCAACGCCCATCTACGGTCGCTGGGTGTAGGGGCGGGACGGGCGTAGGAGCAATCCTGAAGCTGGGGTTTAGGATCGCTCCCGGAATCGTACTCGTCCGTCTTCGGAGTGCGGACACTCGAGCTCTACGCGGCGATTACCACGCAGAGCTCGAGCTCTTCGACCAATCCAATAAGAGCGATGTCGTGGCTGTTGGCGATGTAACTGTAGCGGTCAACATCGAGTAGCGCATGCCAGTTCAGGGCCTATATCTCTTTTCCGTGATGATTCGTCTAGTGGCGTTCTTCCTGATGCCAGGAATGCGTGGGCTAATCCTTCTAACGCTACTCGTCGAATTTTCTTTTATCTCTTTGCTGCTCCTTCCCTCTGCTATTAAGAAGCTGCTCGAGAGGATGATTTCTCATGTCCGTTAGCCCAGTCATCGCAATGCCGAAAGATGGGGCTCTTGGAGAATCTGGGACCGAGGATTCTCTGCATTATGCTGGCTACACGATCGAGCAGCTTTCCGGAGCTCTTTCAACTGCTAGTGGCGGCGATACGAAGGTCGTTGACTGGCGTTGGTCCTGCACCTGTGGCTGGACTGATAGTGGTCGCCATGTCTACCACAAACCACTTACGGTTGCGACGCATACCGTAACGATGGTGATCCTTGGCGATGGCGGCGGGACTAATTCAACGACGAAGGACATCATCGCCATCGACCTTCCGTCCGTGCCGCTCGTGATGGACACCTACCATAAGGGCGCGGGCAGCGACTCCGACACCGGCGTCGACGACGCGCACGCCTACTCGAGCTGGGAGCGCAGCGGCTACCGCTGGTTCGAGGGCGACATCACCCATTCCAGGTACACGCCTGGCCGCGTCCGCACGAAGGCGGGCGACGGGGTCAACTGGACCAGCAACAACGACGACGTCACGTCGCCGCGGCACTACGACGACTTCGACTTCGGGCCGCTGGTCTTTGACGCCTACGACAGCGGCGCGCGCCCGAACGTCCACTTCGGAACGGGCAAGAGGATCGCGTTCCTCGCCGACCATCACGTCCCCGACGAGTGGGGCTGGTCGGTCTACTTCAAGGGGCTGCGCTGCTTCAAGGATGCGCAGGAGGACGATGGAGTCGGGTCGAACATCCCAGGCTCGCAGTACGACGACTGCGTCTTCGAGAACTTCGGCGTCGCGCTGCAGGGCAACTTCAAGCGCGCCTTCGTCGGCGGCCGCGTCACGGGGAGCGCGACGACCGGGCTCCACGTCGCATGCAACTGGGCCGCGCTCGATGGCGTCACGATCGACGGCAACGGCCTCGGCGGCGTGAACGCCGAGCACCAGGTCTACGGCACGGACATCAACCACGGGTGCTTCCGGCGGCTCATCGTCATCGGATCGATCGAGGCGAACGACTGCCTGCGCTCGGTCTCCTCGCGCTACGTCTACGTCGCGGACTGCGACGTCTCGAACACGAGGAACGCTGGCGCTGCTTATTATCCTGGTAGTAACGGAACTACCTTCGCAGCTTCAACGAATTGGCTCGGCGAACGTCTAATTGCGCGCGCAGGTCTCGATACCGCCGTCGCGATCGACTTCAACCATAATGACAACTCACTCCTCCGGAACTTCAAGTTCTTTGGAGCCCACACCGGAATCGTAATTCGTGGTTATGACTCAACGCATAAGGCGAACGATACACGAATCTACCACGGCGTTTCTTACGATCCTGGAGCGGGGATTCGCAATTTCACGATCGACTCTAACGCCACGGCCACGAAGATCCGTAACATAGTCTTCTACCGTAACGATAATGAGCCGTTCTTCTCTGTTGAAACAGCGTCAACGATCGACATGGATTATTGCTGCTTCTTCCGCTCTGGGGGAACGAATGATGCTGATGATGCGAACTTCTGCGCCGTTGCTGGTGTGACTAAGAGCTTTTCCCAGTGGAAAGCTCTGCTCTCGAACAAAAATGATCAGCATTCATTCTTCCGAGACCCTAAATTCATCAACGGAGGAACTGGTGACTTCAGGTTCCAGGCTGATAGTCCTTGCCTTAACGCTGGCCAGAAGCTCGGTGAGGTTCCAAGGGACTATGCTGATCTTATTCGTGGAAGTTCTGTAGCAATTGGAACATACGAACTTACTTACCAGACGATTCTTCCAGCTGGGATCAATAGAACTGTAAGGACGGTGTGATATGCCCAGCATTATTGTTGGACAGAACTCCTACGTGACCGTCGCACAAGCTGACGACTATCTCGCCGCGCGAATTGATGCGGCTGAGAAGTGGAGCAACTTGGACGACGACACGAAGATTAACGCTCTGATCTCTTTCTTCAGATTGCTCGAGAGGCAGAACTATATTGGAACGAAGACGGGGCTGAATATTCTGTCTTCGTTCGTGATTGCGACGGTAGGAACGGGATACGTCGTTGGCGATGTTCTCACGCTGGTCGGCGGAGCGGGAACCGCAGCCACATTCCTCGTCTCTAGCATCGACGGCTCGGGCGGGATCACAGGGCTCTTGACGACGGATGTCGGAGGCTATACGACCGCTCCAACTGCCCCGGCAGATTTGTCTGGCGGAACTGGAACGGGAGCGCAGTTGACGCCAACGTTCAAGACGCAGACCGCGCTCTGGCCTAGAACGGGTGTGGCCGACAAGGAAGGTATTGCTCTCGACCCCAACGCCTACCCGCTCAATCTGATGTACGCTCAAATTGAGGGGGCGTATGAGCTAAGTCAGAATCCTGAGCTCTTCACGAAGGCTAACCAGGACTCCAACATCAGTTCTGTTAGCGCTGGGCCGGTCAGCGTTTCGTTTTTCAACCCCCTCCGGGACACTGGGCGATTCCCGAGTTCTGTCCAAGAACTACTTCTTCCGCTTATGGGTGGGGGGAGTAGCTCTGGGATCGGAGGCCCAGAAACCACTGGGGCCTCTGAGCCCAGTAGCTTTAGGAACTGCAACCAGTTCGATCGCAGTAGAGGCTATCCGTGAAACTCTTTGGCCTAGATATTGCGAAGATCGCGGCAGACTCTATCAAGAGTGCGGGTGGTATTCTCGATTGCACCCTAATAAAAGAACTTGCCGGAAATATTGACACGACCGATATTTCCGGCAAAGACCCCAAATCCAAAAAGAAGTTCAAAGCGAAGGGCGTTATCTCGGAGTATTCGAGATATGATCTTGCGAATTCGCTCGTTAAGGCGGGGGATCGCAAGATTACTCTGCTGGCTGCTACTATTGATGGCGGTCGGGTTCCTGAAGCTCAGGATAAAATTCAAATCCTCGAGAAGGAATATCGGATCGTAGGACCAGTGACCTCCGACCCAGCGAACGCAACGTACACCTGCCAGTGTAGGGAATAATGCCGTACGATCCGAAGACGAAGAAGTGGGTCTACAAGGATATTCCAGATAGAATCTGGAATCTCATTGACGAACTTGAGCCGGAATTGCAGGGGGCCTTTCTTGATACTGTTTCTGCAATCCAAAATGAGATCGACGCAGGTAAAGGTCCCTTCGGTGTGAATCTCATGGCTCTCCTTGCAGAAGGACGGTTTGATGAGGTCACAGAGATCATCGAGCGCGCGGGAGAATCTCTCGCGGCTCAGATGACGACCGCTTATATTGAATCTGCCCAGTCGGCAGCGAAGGCTCTTTCGGAAGCGACACGGTTGGATGTGTCGTTTGATCAGGTCAATGAGGGAGCGCTTAATGCGATCCGTCAGAATTCACTTGATAAGGTCAAGGGTTTCACAGAAGAGCAGACGAAAGTCGTTAAATCGATCCTTGAGAACGGTGTTGAGAATGGAACGAATCCGCGAGAGGTTGCTCGAGACCTCCGTCAATCCATAGGACTGACGGAGAATCAATGGAACGCCGTAAGTAACTATAGGAACTCTCTTGAGGCGGGAACAAGCGACGCTCTTGACCGTGCTCTACGGGATAAGCGGTTTGATTCGACGGTACAGCGCGCGATCGACACAGAAACTCCGCTGACTACTGAGCAGATCGACCAAATGGTCGAACGATATGCTAATAGGATGTTAGCATATCGTGCCGAAGTTATCGCACGGACTGAGAGCCTTCGCGCTGCGCATGAAGGCTCTGAAGCAATCTATCAGCAGGCGATTGATAAGGGTGATCTTGATCCGAAGCAGATCGTAAGGGAGTGGAATACGGCGGGGGACACTAGGGTTCGCGATTCGCACGAAGCGATGCAGGGACAGGAACGTCCCTTTGGAGAGCCCTTCGAATCGGGGGAGGGTAATCTTATTAGATACCCCTGCGATCCAGACGCTCCTGCTTCGGATTCTATTCAATGCAGGTGTGCGGTTGGAACAAGGATATACTTTGATCTGCCACAGTTTGAGACTGCGGCAGCCCAGACTACTGGTGTTATTTCTGAAGCTTCGGACGAAGAGCAGGAATAATTCGTTCTTTCGCCAGCTCAGATAGTAAGAAATTGGTGATATGGAATTCTTTACTAAAGCTATCCCCGTTGAACGTGTTGACTCTGACCTTGGCCTTGTCCTGGGCTGGGGCATTATCTGCACGGAGAACGGTGAGCCATATTACGATAGCCAAGGCCACCACATCCCTGAGAATGAGATGCTGGCGGCGGTAACGGACTTCATGAAGCACCGTCGCTATGCGAAGGACATGCATACGGGCGAGGTGGTCGGCTCGATCGTGCATTCCTATCCTCTTACGGGGGAGATCGCGAAGTCGCTGGGCATTGCTACGACCAAGACCGGCTGGCTGCTGGCGATGAGCCCATCTCCTGGGCTTCTCGCAAAGTTCAAGGATAAGACCTACACCGGCTTCTCCATTGGCGGAGAGCATGGAACTCTGGAGCCTGTGATCGATGAGTAAGTTCATCATGCGCGGGTTCCGGATCGACGAAACTTCTGGCGTTGACTTCCCCGCCCAGAAGGACGCTCGTGCGGTTATTATGAAGCGAGCTTCTCCTATGGATGATTCTCAGACATGTGAGACCTGCGGGGAAAAGCACCCAGGTCTAGAGTGCCCTAAGAGCGTGAAGAAGTACGAGGTCATCGAGAAGCATGTAGTCAAGCTCGATAACGGTAAGTATCAGCTTAGGTCGAAGGATAATACCAAGAATCTTGGCACGTTTAATACTAAGGAAGAGGCCGAGACGCATGAGCGGGAGGTTGAGTACTTCCGTTCGGTAAAGAAGGCTGGTCGCCCTGTTCCTCAGGAGAATGAGACCAAGGAGCAGTTCATCGCCCGCTACATGGCCGATAAGGACATCATCGCGCACTGCCCAGATGAAGGGATGCGGATGGAGTCGGCACGGAAGGCCTGGGGGTCTGGATTCGATAAGTATGATCCGGATCAGGATCGTGGCGAGGACGGACAGTGGACTTCGAGCGGGGCTGAAGACGCTAAGTCTAAAGCTGAGAAGATGGCGTCGCGGCACGAAAAGAAGGCGGAAGTCGCTCAAAAGAAAGGTGAAGAGTACAATTCTCGGAAGCAATCTGAGATTGCTTCCCACTATCGGAGAGTAGCTGGAGCCGCCAGCGATATTGTTAGACATAACGCGAATATGAATGTCTATGGCGCAGCAGATGCTCAGAAAAAGGCTGGGCCATTGTTCGGTGTTAGAAAGTCCGACGACAACGATTACACTGAGTTGTCATTCAACGACTCTGAAACTAATGGAGGCGATTCAATGCCTGATTCCGAAATCGAAAAGCTCAGCAAGGCACTGGATCGTGCCAATCGGATCGCTGAGCTGAACGATGCTGAGAAGTCCTACTTCAAGACGCTTAGCGGCGAGGCCGCGGAGTCGTTCCTGAAGATGGCTTCTGTGGATCGTTCGGGAGAGATCAAGAAGTGCGCTGACCTCAATCCGGAGGTCTACAAGTCGGTCAGTGGTGAGGTCTTCCGCAAGAACGACGATCCGCGCCTCGCCGCGATGGCGAAGCGGGCCGATGAGCAGGCGGTGGAGCTGGCTAAGGCTAAGAGCGAGACCGAGACGGCCACCTACGCGAAGCGCGCGAAGGAGGAGCTCTCGCATTCGCCTGGCGATGAGGCGACGAAGGTCGCGCTTCTCAAGTCGGTGGACGGGATCAAGGACGAGAAGCTGCGCAAGAGCGCGCTCGATTCTCTCCATGCGACCGATGCCGGCTTCAAGAAGAACATGGAGACGATCGGCGTGATGGGAGGGGGTAACTCCAACCCTGGTGCTGCCGGCGCTGAGGAAAAGCTCAACATTCTTGCGAAGGCCCACCTCGAGAAGAGTGCTGACCCGAAGAAGACCTTCGCGAAGTCGTACAACGCGGTTCTCTCGACGGAGGAGGGCAGGGCTCTCTATCGCGAGGTCAGCGCCGCGATCCCGAACGCCACTCCTGGCGTCTAACCCTTCTTCCCCACATACAATAAATACTGGAGTCTTGAGACATGTCTTACGTTGAACGTGCTTATCCTGAGTCGGGGAAGTCGGCGGCGGCGATTGATCCATACCTCTTCCTTGTCTACGACTCGAGCGGTAATCTGGCCGTCAATACGACTGCGCAGGGCTCGATCGTAGGTGTTTCGGCAGAAGGTGTTGATGCGGCGAACCGCGCTATCCCCTTCTGGCCTTTGGGCGGTGGCGGCAAGGTCAAGGTCAAGTGCGCTGCGAGCGTTACGGCTGGAGGCAAGGTTGCCTCTGACGCGAACGGCAAGGCGATTGCCTGGGTCGATGCCGTTGGAAACAACGCTGTTGGTATTTTCGTGACGGATGGCGCGAATAACGACATCGTGACGATTGAACTCTTCGCCGCTGACGTTGGCGGTGGCTCGTAACTGGACCACGGGTCCATAACTAGAATACATAGGAGATAAAGAATGCCCGGTCCAGTTCAGCCCTCACGCGCTGACGTCCATGTGAATCGGCCGCTCAATAATATGAGTTTGGCCATGATTCAGGATGCTGGCGCCTTCATTGCGGATGGTATGTTCCCTACGATCCCTGTAACCAAGCAGAGTGATCGCTACTTCACTTATGAGCGCGGCGAGTTCAATCGCGACGAGATGCGTCTGCGTGCTCCTTCGACGGAGTCCGCGGGTGGCAGCTACACGATCGATTCCACGCCGAACTACTTCTGTGACACGTATGCGTTTCACCGCGACATCGACGAGCAGATCCGCGCGAACGCGGACGATCCGCTCGATCCTGACCGTGAAGCGACCCTCTACATTACGATGAAGGGTCTTTTGAAGCGAGAGGTCCTCTTCGCCTCGAAGTACTTCACGACCGGCAAGTGGACGACCGACATTACTGGCGTTAACTCGGCCCCTGGGTCGAACCAGGTCCTCCGCTGGAATGTCGCGAACTCCAACCCGATCCAGGATATTCGCACGGGCAAGCGCGTGGTCCTAGAGAGCACGGGCAAGCTCCCAAATAAGCTTGCTCTGCAGCGTTACGTGTTCGATGCCCTCATGGACCATCCTGACATCATTGGCCGAATTGACCATGGCCAGACGGGTGGCCCAGCGATTGCGAACCGCCGCATTCTGGCAGACCTCTTCGAGCTTGAAGAGGTCCTCGTTATGGATGCGATTCAGAACACGGCGAAGGAAGGGCAGACTGCAGCACATTCCTTCATCGGCGGTAAGGGTGCCCTTCTTGCCTACGTCGCGCCTGCGCCGGGCATCATGACGGCGTCGGCTGGCTACACCTTCGCGTGGACGGGCCTGATGGGCTCGAACGCGTTTGGTGGTCGTATCCTGAAGTTCCCGATGGTCCATCTGCGGTCTGACCGCGTTGAGATGGACATGAGCTTCGACCAGAAGCTCGTGGCTGCTGACCTCGGTTACTTCTTCTCCTCGATTGTGGCGTAATCCTCATACTGGGGCCATGGAGAGCGGGGCATAGAATATCAGCGCCCCGCTCTCCATGGGTCTTAGTAGAGAGAAGGACTCATGGCTCGCCGACAGAATCAGAATGACTCGGCAGTGTTGCTTGACCCGCAGCCTTTCGTCCGCCGTCGGCGACACTGGAAGGAGAAGTGGGACGCAACTGTGGACTTCGTCTACAGCCGCGACACTAATGTTGACGGTGAGACCGTCCAAGCTGGGACGGTCGTTGATAAGACCAAGTTCCGCGAGCCGACTCTTCGGCGAATGTGGTTCAATTCGCTGATTCAGAGGCAGGATCCAGTTGGCTAGTGTCGAAAGACCGCCGATCAGCGTGCTGATCAACACGGTCACCGATCTAGCAGAACAGATCATTAAGAAGATTACCCTTGACACGAGAGCGAACCTCGTCGCCCAGCCGCAGGAAGGTGGCACCCCGGTTGACACTGGGCACGCTCGGGCGAACTGGGTTGCGTCTATTGGAGCTCCAGTAGAGGAAGAGCAGGGAACAAGGCCTGAGAGGCTCTTAGGGAAATTAAGCCATCCAGTTTCAACGGAAGCTGCAGAACGTGGAATCGCCGAGGTAGCAACTCAATACAAGCTAGAGAAGGGTAGGGTCTTCATCTCGAATAACGTGCCTTACATCCTAGCTCTTAACGAAGGACATTCGCAGCAAGCTCCTGCTGGATTCGTACAGCTAGCAATCGCTAAGGCAATCGAAAAGGATCTAGCGAAGGAATACGAATTAACGCAGGAGCTTCTGAAGGGTGGCAATGGTTCTCGAGGAGGCGGTTGAAAGGATCTATCAGAAGTTCGCTTCTGAATGGGGCAAGACCTGCCCAGTCGCCTATGAGAACAAAGCTTTTACGGTGCCTAAGGAAGATAAACCCTGGTGCCGTATTACTGTAAGGGTCTTCACTTCAGAGCAACATAACCTAGGAGGCGAGGGAAACACAGATTACCGTAGAGTTGGAAGCATCTTCGTCCAAATCTATACGGCAATGAATGAAGGAACTCGACTGAGCTCTCAGCTGGCTAAGAAGGTCCAAGACATCTTCGAAGGAAAGGCGATCGCGACCGGACTTCAGTGCTGGAATTCGACGCCCCGATCGACTGGGCCAACTGAGAAATGGGTGCAGACGAGCGTAGAGACTGAGTTCGAATACCTGGAGACTAAGTAATGGCCCGTGTTCTTACTAACAAGAGTGCGCTCGCCTTCTCGCCTGAGTCTTCCCCTGGCGTTCTTCCTGGGTCGCCTCAATGGTTCCGGCTTCAGCCGAATACCATTAAGACCTTCGGCGCGGTAATTAAGAGCGTTACGCGCGAACCGATCGACATTACTCGGCAGAGCCAGCCAGGAACGATCGTTGATCTTGATAGCTCGGTCGAGTTCGAGCACGATCTTACGACTGATTCGATTACGAAGCTGATGGAAGGCTTCGTTGGCGCTGAAGCTGTAAACCTCAATCTCTACTTCCTGGCTCGTCCTGCTGTTGCCTCTGGCGCGACTTACACGATTCCAGGCGCGACCACGAGCCAGGCCGGCAAGCTCCAGTACGGGGCCACTGGGCCGAAGACATTGCTCTTCGCAGCTGGCTATGCGAACGCAACGAATAATGGCTTGAAGGTCCTCGCTGCGGACACGGGAACTTCGGGAACGGCTCTTGCGGTCTCAGGAACTCTCGTTGACGAGACTCCTCCCACCAACGCATACATCGCTCTCGCGGGCATCCGCGCGAACACAGCCGACCTTCAGATTGTCGTCTCCGCTGGGGTCGCAACGATCACGTCTGGCCATGGTGGTGGAACGGCGATTGACTTCACGACTATCGGCATTACTGCTGGGCAATTCATCTATGCCAAGTTCCCGCTGGGCGAAGGCTATTTGCGCGTTACCTCAATCGTGGCAGGAACGATCACCGGCGATAAGCTGTCTGCGGCTCTTATTACTGATACCGCAGCTGGTGTGACAGTTGATCTGTATTATGGTCGTTTTATCCGTAATGTGGATGTTGATCAGAATGCGGATGATAAGCGGTATGTTGAGAGGACTTACACATTTGAGCTCTTCCTGCCTGATGCTTATGGCGTTGGAACTCATGGATATCAGTATTCTCCTGGTAATTATTTCAACAGTCTGTCGTTCAACGTTCCGCTGACGTCTAAGGCGGTTCTTGACTGTAGCTTCATCGGAATTGACACGGAGAACCCGACTTCGACTAGGAAGACGAACGCTGCAACACCAACGATGCCAATTGGTAGGACGGCGTTCAATACCTCCACGAACATCGTGAATCTTCGTACGACTGGCCTTGCAGCCTCGGACACCTACTTCAAGTCGCTATCCCTTAAGATTAACAATAATGCTTCACCCGAGAAGGTCCTTGGTCGACTCGGTGCTGCTGTCATCGACATGGGACGGTTCAAGGTAGAGATTCAGTCGAATGTAATCTTCGCTGGACCTGACATTATTACGAACATCCGCAATAACGTCACCTGCACCATGGACTTCCTCCTCAGGAATGAGAACGGTGCAATCGCAGTTGATATTCCTTCTCTTAAGTTCTCTGGTGGCGGCAGGACGTATCCCCAGGACAAGTCTGTTCTGATGGACATCACTGCTAATGCGCATCAGGACGATAGTCTTGGGACGTCTATCGGCATCAGCCTATTCCAGTATCTGCCGTAATCCGGAGAAACTAAGCCATGGTCGAGAAGATTCGCACTTCTATTATGATCCCAAACTACATTGAGGGCGATGCCGCTGCTCTCAAGGGTGACCTGCTAACGCCAGGCACTGGTGTTGCGATCGGTGAACGCTTCGGCGCGGTTATTCGGCGAACGCGTCTCGTTCTAACGAGCTTCCTCGTCAACGACGTGTCAACGAGCGACTTCGGCGGCACCTCGCTGCTCACTTTCGCTAACACGAACCTTTTGATCCTCGGTGCTTACCTGTCGTGTGCCGTTACGATCGCGGGCATGACGACTCAGGCCTGTACCTCGTTGATCGCTGCGATCGGTACGGTGACGACTGCCTCGACGACCTTCGCGAACGCTGGTGAGAAGAACATCATCGCTTCGATGACTGGCGTCGGTGCTGGCGCGACCGGCACTATTGGCGGCGCTCTTGGCTCGAACGTCACGATTGCGGCTGGTGCGTCAAACCAACTGTTCCTGAACATCGCCCAACCTGTGACGTCCGGTACTGGTACTGCAACGTTCACGGGTCGCCTCGACCTCGTGTATGTTGATCTGGGTGTGGGCTAATAGTTCCAAGATCATTTAACGTAGCCCAGGAGGGCATACCCTCCTGGGCTACGAGAACCCCCAATAACCAAGGAAAAACAAATGTCTGCTGATTTTTCGAAGCTGTCGAATCTTGAACTGAAGGGGAAGACGGCTAAGTTTCATCTCCCGCAGATCGCTACGAAGGCCTTCCTCGAAGTTAAACCCACGAATCAGTCGAATCGCGGATACTTGAACGCAAGACTGAAGTTGTCCTCGCGACGGTCCGAATCGACCTCGGCGAAGTCGATTGACCTCCTCCGTGAAGATGAGAAATCTCTCTATGCCGAACATGCAATTATTGGGTGGGAAGGCATTGTGGACTCCACTAACAAGCCAGTGGAGTACACGAAGGACGAAGCGATCAATCTTCTGAATGCTCTTCCTGACTGGCTGTTCGACCGTCTTCGTGCTTTCTGTAGAACTGAGGAGAACTTCCTTAATGCTGACGAAGATGTTCTCGATGCGGAGTCCGCCTCAAAAAACTGATCAGTCGGTTACTCTGGGAGATTGAGTACAAGGAAACAGGCGAAGTCATAAAGCTTGTCAAAGAAGCTAAGGGCGAGTCTGTTCCAGCCTGGATAACCGATGCCCCTGTGGTTCACGAGGAAGAGATCATCTTCCTCAAAGCTTTTGAGGAGCTCGCAAGCTGTAGGCAGATTGGATTCTCTCTCGGTCCTATTCCGTGGCGAGACGCTCTTCGATACGGTGAAATCCTTGGCCTAGATGATGACGTTCTAAGCTATTTCATAGAAATCATTAGGCGGATGGATAATGCGTATCTAGCCAAGAAGAACGAAGAAGATAATGGCGGAATACGTAATCAGAATAGTGATCGACCCGTCAGGAGCGACTGACGGTGGCGGGAAAGTCGTCAACACTCTTAATGAAATTGACAATTCTGCGACCGAAGCGAACCAAAGTCTTGAACTACTCAAGAAGGGTTTTAGCGCGCTAAGAACTGTCCTTGAAGCGCCGATTGATCAGTTTCTGGAGATTAAGAGTCTAGTCGAGGACCTCTCTTCCGAATATGATGACGCGTTCCTCGCAGAAGAACGATTGAACTCCGCTCTGCTACTCTCTGGGCAATATAGTAAGGAACTTAGTGATCACCTGATCGACCTCGCCAGTAATCTTGCCTCTACGTCCCGCTTCGAGGACGATGCAATTATTGAAGGCGAGAAACTTGCCGTTCTCTACGGCAAGCAGGGTGACGCGCTCGATCGCTTGATCGCTGTCTCCGTGAAGTATGCGCAATTCATGGGGGTATCGTTCGATAGCGCTGTTGTCAAGGTCGCACGGTCTCTAGAGACCGGCTCCATTATCCTGGGCAGATACCCAGTCATTCTCTCCGCTGCCGGAGACGCAGCGACCAAGACCGAGGAAGTTCTTTCTAAACTTGAGAAGATCAAGATCGGAAAGGATCTCCAGGATGATATTCTTGCCTCACAGAAAGCCTTCTCCGAACTTAGGGAAGAGCTAGGTCGTGTCCTTAACGAGTCTTCCTTCATCAAGGCTTTCTTCATAGTTGTTGGCGACTCCATCAATAAGCTGACGGTCTTCGTATCAGAGAATAAGAGAGAGTTTCAGGATCTATTTGGCAGAGTCTTCAAGGCGAGCTTGGACGTTGCAGCGTCGTCCTTCAAGATCTTCTTCGATATCGCCCAAAAAGGTTTCGAAATCCTTCTCAACTTGATTGCGAAGCTTTCAACGTCCTATATTGGTAGTAAGCTAGGGTTTGAGCAGATCACTGGCCCAGAGGTTGAAGCATTTAGCAAAGCCACAGAAGCAGTTAGGGAGAGCCAGGAAGCTCTTAGAGTTTGGAAGAATATTCCACTGGATGAGTCTGGCGCTGTTAAGGCTACAATCGATAAGATCACGGAAGGACTTGAAGCGAATAAGATTAAAGCGAACGAAGCTCGCGATGCGATGCTCGGCCTCGGTGGGACTAGAACCTCAATTCTTGGTCTAGTTACCGAGGTTAAGGATCTAGCCAACCGTCTTTCTGAAGTTCCAGAAATTCCTAAGAGCGTTGACGACCTTCTTGAGAGAATTACTAAGAAGACGGCAGAACTTGAGGCTCTGAATAAGAATACTAGGACTGAAGGGACGCCGTTCGACCCGCGTTCTCTTGCAGCTAAGAATGAAACGGTCGGAATTGGCGGGCCTACCGACATCACCGACCAGAATGCGCTCAAGGTCTATAAGCAGATCTTTGAGGCCCAGGATAAGTTCAAGACTGAGCAGCAAGCGATTAATGTTTTGCTTGGTTCAATGACTATTACTGACGAGCAAAAGGACACGATCAAGCGTGCTTATCTTGAGATGGAGATTGCTGGTCTTCAGTCCTCGACTAAGGCCGCCGATGGCTTCACGATCGCGTTTGACAAGATCGCTCTTGAGGCAGAGAACTCGTCTAAGGTCGTTCAAGACGTTATGGGTGTTGCTGTTGGTGGCTTCACGAATCTTCTAACCAACCTTATCTCGGCTAACCGTCAGAGCTGGAAGACGATCGCTAATGACGCGATTCAAGAGATAGAGCGTATCATCCTTAGTCAGCTTGTTCTTAAAGCAATTAGCGGCGCAGGCGCTGCTTTTTCTGCTGGCTCATATGCAGGCGGTAGCCCTGCTCCTGAATTCGCTGAAGGTGGCCCAGCCCAAGCCATGCGGCCGATCAAGGTTGGTGAGAGGGGGACCGAGCTCTTCGTTCCGCAGACCAATGGTAAGATCGTTCCGAATGAAGCTCTTGGTGGAAGCGAGGTTCACATTACGATTGTGAACGTTGATGACGAAAGAAAGATCGGCGACTTCCTACAGAGTGGCCAGGCGGATAAGGTTATTCTGAACCGTCTCTATGAGAACCGTACTTCGCTCTCAAGGATCCAAGGCTAATGTGGCAACCCTTTGTAGCCTCTGGGTATCGAGACGTCTCCCAGAAGATGGTGCAGCTGGCGACTTCGGGGTCCTTCGCGACTGGCGGTCTTGGTGTTACCAATGGTGGTTCTGGATATACCGACGGCGATATTCTCACGATCAGCCACGCGTCTGGGGTCTTCCCCTGCACCTTCGCGGTTAACGTCTCCGGTGGCGTAATTGTAGGCATCAAGCGGATTATCACCGGAGGATGCTTCGCAAATAGAGTCGCCTCTGCTGCAGTTAATGCTGGCGGTACAGGCTATGCCGTTAACGACGTCGTAGGAATTCTCACTGGGCTTGCGAGCGAGCCAGCGAAACTTATTGTAACGTCTGTTTCAAGTGGGGTCGTTACGGGGGTCAGTATCTTTGAAGGAGGCGGATCCTACGCTGCTTCGACTGGCTCGGGCGCTCCTAACCTAACAGCGTGCCCAACAACGCGCTTCATTGGAACTGGTTCTGGTACTGGCCTTACAGTCAATATCACGATGCAGGCGATCTTGATCCCGATCGGGATAGTGCCTACTGGCGGAACTGGATCTGGTGGGACCTTCGGCGGAACAATTACTTCTTCTGGCTGGACTGTGCTCCGTTCAGTCAACAACTATTCGCTGAATACCGTTAACGACGAGAAGGAGATCGTTCTTTTCGGAACGGCCCAGACGGGGCAGGAAGCCCCGATCCTTGGTATTAGAACAGGAACTAACGGGTCTGGCGGAAGTCTCCGCCATTTCCTTGCATTTAGCCCAATGACGGACTTTAACGGTCTATCCTCTTACGACACACAGCTAAACATCCTAAATCCGGTTCCTTCGACAAGCGCCGGAACCTATCTTCCAATTCTTCCTGCTAGTTCCTCGATTCAGTGCTATTTCTCCTGCTCTGGCCGTGCGATTCGAATTGTCTCACGCGCGGATGGCGGGACTACGACGGTCTACCATGCGGCAGGCTATGGAGCCCAGCAGCCGTTCGGTACGGCCACTGAGAATCCTGCGCCGTTCGTCCTCTTCGGCTCTGCTAGTAGCGTCGCGATCGCTGCAGACTCCAACTCCCAGCTTGACATCTCTGGGCCGACGGAGTGCTTCAAGAACAGCGGTCGGGCTGGTCCCTTCTACTTCTGGAGCCAGGCGACAACGTCGTGGGTTGAGTTCTTCAATTCAAGTGCCGCGAGCGGCTCGCCTCCGTTTACGATCAGCCAGTCTAATGTGATGTGGCCGGTCGGGAAGCCATTGAATCAGACGGATGACACGAAGGCTGACTATATTGTTGAAAATGGTGGATGGGCTTCGTATGGGTCGTTTTGTAGGGCTGACGGTGGAAGTCCAGCAACACTTAGTCTGAAGCCAACTCCCTACTCTGGCGGCAATGCCCAGACAGTCCATCCGGCCTGTCTGATTCTTGCTGCCAGTGGCGCCTTCCTCTGCGCTCTCGAGAACATCTACTGGGTCAGCGGAATTAAGGAAGACGGCTCCTCGATCGCTCCTGAAGATACCTTTACCTTCACTGTCGGTCCAACTCAGTCCGTCTTTAGAGTTTTCCCTAACGGTTCTAGAACCCTGGGCTACTCCTGGTTCTGTATGCAAGAGGGATTCTAATGCCACTTGGCACGGGAACGGCTAACGATATCCCAGACCTGTTCACACAGCTGGCGACCTTCGCCCAGGCACACGGTTGGACGAAGGACTCGTCGGGAGTCAACACCGAGAGGCTCTTCCTTCACCACACGGCGAGCGCGACCTGCTATACTTCATTCAGGTGGGATTCTGGTGCACCGCAGTATGTTGGAATCTATCACGCGCTGGGGTACATCAATTCTTCCACGGCTCCAGGTAGCCATACTAACGACTCCGGTCAGGGAGTAATTAGCGGGACCAATGCAACGATTGGGACGGGACGCCATGCAAAACTTACTAATGCTCCTATGCCTTATTGGTTCTTTCAGTCTGATGCCAACGCGGCCACGCATTACATACATTGTGTCGCTCAGGTAGCAGACGGAGAGTGCGTCCATTTCGGATTCGGCGCCATCTCTAAGGTCGGAGACCTTTGGACTGGAGGCGAGTACGCATACGGGAGTGCATACAAAGCCACGGACACCCACGGCTCTGCCGTCAATTCTGACTCCTCCTACCTCCTCGACGGTCTCTGTGACTCGTCCAGCGGCGCTCCGTTCCGCGCGTCCCTCCATATTGAGGGGATTCCTGGGCAGGCGGTAGGGAAGTGGGGTGTTGTCGGTAATTTCGCCAGCGCTAACGCGGGGACTGATCGTGGGGCGACGGCTAGAACTAAGACTCTCGGCGGATTCCGTGGGGGAGCGATTGCTCGAGCCTTTGGACGAATCGGCTCGAATAACCAACTCGGCCTTGTTCCAATCTATCCGATCGCAGCGGCAACTTTAACAGAGGCTGACGCTGTGATTCGAATTCTTGGTGAGATAAACGATGTTGGTGGCATGAACATCCAAGCTTATGAACTTGGCGACACAATGCTCATAGGTGCGGATACCTGGTATGTTTTCCCAACTAAGAAAAAGAGTGGGGATAACGTTACGGGAAGCACTTACTACTCAGGGATTGCTTACCGGGTCGCACTGACCTGATCAGGAGATACTGTGGCTACGTTCAATAAATTCAATCAGTATTCAGAAGATCTCGCCAAGAAAGTTCATAATCTTGGCTCAGATGCTCTTACTGTTGCCCTGTGCGCTGCGGCTAATGCGCCTGTCGCAACAAATTCGATTCTCACCAATCTAACTCAGATTTCGTATACAAATCTCTCGACAAGAGTCTTTTCGATTACGTCGTGTGCCCAGGCATCTGGGGTATTGAAGCTAGTCCTGGCAGACCTTGTTCTGACGGCGTCTGGCGGTTCGGTTGCGACCTTCCGTTATGCTGTCCTGTACAATGACACGCCAACTTCGCCTGCGGATCCTCTGATCGGCTGGTGGGACTACGGTGCCGACATCACCCTTCTCAACGATGAGAACTTCACTGTCGATTCCGATCAGACCGGCGGGATTATTACGATCACGTAAATGTCTACGTCGATCGCGTTTGTTAACAAAGGTACAGGATCCGGCGGGACCACCACGATCACGCCGTCGTTTCCTGTAGTCACTTCAGGGAATATACTTCTCCTCGTAGTGACGAATAAGTACCCAACAAACGCACCGACAACCCCCTCTGGCTGGACTTTGATCACGAACGCCCAAAAATCGGGCGGGTCAGGGTCCAGCGGCGCTGACACTGGGCAGGTCTATTGCTCGGTATACTATAAGATCTCGGACGGAACCGAGACAGGGACACAGTCTGTCTCTATCCCGATCGGCAACTCGGCGATGGGGATTATTCTTCAATACTCGATTGATGCAACGAGTACGTGGGATACTCCTCACTGTAGAAGCGCGTCTCAGAATACTGGCGGCACAGCCTCCTGGTCTGCAACGTCAGCCACGGATCCGAATATCCTGGTTGATGACCTTATCGTTTGCTGCTCAGGAATTAATACTGACCTTTATACATATAGCGCGGAGGCGATGTCATGCTCAGGCTGTACGTTTGGAACAGTTAATGAGCGCGTTGATAACGTTGTTACAAACGGTGACGACGTTGGGACCGTGGTCGCTGATGCCTTTGTAACAGCTGGAGCTTCTACCGGAACGATTACGTTTACGATGACCGCAAGCGGTAGCGCAACGAATAATCCAGCTGGCGCGACCGTTTTCTACGTTCTTCGTGAAATTCGGCATTACACTCTTGTTGCCGGCACCGGGGCCTTCTCCATCGCTTCCACGGGAACGAACCTCCTGTGGAAGCGAGTCCTGTCTGCCGGAAGTGGAGCCTATTCCATAGCAGGGGCGGGAACGTCCCTGCTATGGAATAGAGTTCTCTCTGCTGCAGCCGGAGCCTTTGCCATAGCAGGAGCAGGCACGTCCCTGCTATGGAACCGTCTACTCAGCGCAGCAACGGGTGCCTTCACGCTCGCGGGGGCGGGAACGTCCCTGCTATGGAATAGAGTTCTCAACGCTGAGACAGGTGCCTATACAATCGTCGGCGGTGACCTTGCGACGGCAGGCTTCATCCAACCAACTGGGATTGCTTCTTCTGAGCGCGTTGAAGAGCCAGAAGTCACTCGCGACGGCTTTGGAATTGCACTCGTAACCGACCGTAAAGCCTTTTTCATGCCGAAGAAGCTCATTCCTGGCCCGCTGCCCAGAGGAAGGAAGGGGCGAATCGGCCTTCCGATGCCTAAGAGGAAATCGCGACCGATCCTCTTTCCAATTGGCTTTGGTGGTGCCTGGGCACCCGGTCTTGTCTCGCCGCCTGGTGGCTCTGGGCCGATCGACCGTCCTTGTGTCCTTGTTGACTTTACGATTGGTGCTAACTGGTTCAATCGAATCCACATCCTGCCTAGGACGCCGATTAACTTCGAACGATTTATTACTCCACAGCAACAGACGATCGAGATTTTCAATGCATTCAATCAGTCTACGGAATTGACGGAGGTTAATAATCCTCTTGATCCGGGAGTGACTGTCGAGGATCTTCCGACACTCCCGTATAAACTTCTTCCATATTCGTCGCTCCTTGGAGTTTCTATTAGAACCTCCGAGGACGGGCCTCTTAAGTTTGACGACCAGATCGGGTTCGTCTTCTCTGTCGGTAATCAGGTATTTGCCGAGATTCTTGGGCTTAGAGTCCCGATTATTCCGTGGAAGCCAAGCGGTAATATTACTGAGAATCTTCAGTTTGGAACAAGCGTTCTGAGGATTCTCCGTGGGAAGGAACAGAGGATCTCGTATCGGGTTAACCCTCGTCAGTACTTTGAAGTTCCTTATCTCTTCGATATCGACGGGGATCCTCGACGAGAGATCAATAACCTCCTGTTTGGTAGACAGTCAGAGGTTATCGCCCTCCCACTTTGGCATGAGTCAGTCTCCATTAACGGGGCTCTTGTAACGGTTGGAGACTCTGTTACGATTCCTGTGAGCACGACGGTTGGAGTTGATCTTCGTGTGGGTGGGTATTTGATGATCCGTAAGTCAGATTCCTACTACGACGTCGCTAAGATTGAGTCTGTTTCGAGCAATTCCATCGTCGTGACGTCGGTAACCCTTAATTCCTATGCGATTGGCGACATAGTTATGCCAATCAGGTTTGTTAATATTACGTCGGCTCCAAGGAACGGTAGGAACCCTGTCGGTGTTGCTTCGTATGTCATCCAATGTCTATCTGTCGATAACGATACTGGAGCTTCAGATGGTTCTCTGATTGGTTTCAGTACCTATAACGGTAGGCTGATACTCGATCAGAATAACTTCATGAATGGATCAACGAAGGCGGAGGCTTTCATTCAAGAAGTCGAAGGCTATGACAGCCTCTCAGGAGTCCGTCAGCAGTTCGCTTCCTGGGATCGAAATAAGGACCTGCGCGATTTTGGGTTCTTAACCCGGAATCGCGCAGAGCTCCGAGATTTCCGAAATCTCATCCTAGCTCTGAAGGGGAAACTGATCTCCTTCTATTGCCCTCAGATTGCTGTTGACTTGAAGGCTACTCAGGATTTGACGAACGGCGACGATACAATTACCGTTAGGAATAATAACTATACGCAGTATGCAAATGGCAAGGAAGGTCGAAATATCTTCAAGATCACTTTCTCAGATGAGACTAGCCTTATTCGTAAGATCACGGCGTCTGAGGTTTTGAGCGAGACTGAAGAACTTCTAACTCTCGATGCTACGTGGCCTTCCACTAAGACAATCAGTCAGATCGTCTTAGTGGAATGGATCAATCTCGTACGTTTTGACTCTGACGAGGTCAAAATCCAGCATCGTGGAATTGGTAGAGCTCGGGCTACGGTCCCGATCCTCGCAGTTGAGGATGACGGATGAGCGACTTCGATACCCTTGAACGTAGCACGCAAGGCTCACGGCCGATTGAACTCTATGAGTTCGTGACACCGACTATCACCTATCGCTATGCTTCGACTGAAAGTGAGTTCGTCAATCTTGGACAAACTTACGAACCGATCGCCATCTCACACGATCCAATTTCATACAGTCTTGACGAACGGACTAAAATCGTCAAGGTAACGATGCCAGCCGAGACGGAATTTGCGAAGCGGTACATCAGCGTTAATCAATCTGGGCAGGTGATGGGTAAGATCATCCGTCTTCAGCTTGATGAGACTCCAACGCCAATCCGACAGGTCATGTTCATTGGATTCGTGAGAGGAGTTCAGTTCGACACGGACTTTAATCTTGCGAAGATCGGACTTCTCTCAGCAGACGGAGCGAAATCTGAGTCTCTTCCCAGAAGGACGTACTCGAGCCTCTGCAGCAACCAGATTTACGATAAGTTCTGCGGGGCTAATCCTGCCGCGCATACGTTTATTGGTCCTTGCACGGCAATGGAGAATGCCCCGTCAGGGAATAAGATAACGATTACCGGGAGCGAAGCCTCCGGCCACAAATTTGCCGGAGGCTTCGCGGCCATAGTCGGCGAGGACTCCGAACTCCGGATGGTGATCTCACAGATCGCAACAACGGATGACGTCCTTCTTCTCCAGCCCTTTCCAGTTAGCCCAGTGGGGCGGCAGATAAAGCTTGTTGCCGGGTGCGATAAGAAGCTAACCGGAGACTGTTCTAACGTTTTCGATCGTGTTAAGTCTTTCAATGGCGCTCAGTACGTGCCTGGGCGACCGCTGTTCGAGCTCGGACTAGAGTAATGCTTACCCAAGTCCTGATAATTGTTGTCCTGTTCCTTCTGTCTCAGCTTTTTGCTCCAAAGCCGAAGACTGAGAATGCTCGTCCAGCAGGAATGGGCGACTTCTCTTTCCCAACGACTTCATCCTCCCGGGCAGTCCCGATTGCTTGGGGGACTGTGAAGATTAACGGTGGGAACGTCATGTGGTACGGGAACCTAATTCAGTTTCCGATCGAAAAGAAGATCAGGTACAGTCTCTTTAATACTGAGTATGTGACCATTGGATTCCAGTACTTCCTTGGAATTCACCTTGGACTCTGCCATAAATTCGATGAACTCGTTGGGATATCGTGGGGTGAGGTTGAGGTCTGGGATAAGGACATCGACGATCCCCCCTCTGGGCCAACAAGTACGATCACGGTCTCGCGATTCTTGAACTTGTTCGGCGGTAACAATATCGGCTCTGGCGGAATCAACGGCGAGATCGATATCCTCTACGGTGGCCAGGACCAGGAGATCAATCCCTATCTTGCCCAGTATCAGCAGACACTCGTTGGGACGGACAAGACCTCCGCCTATAAGGGTTATGCTGGGATCGTATTGAAAGACTTTTATCTTGGTAACAGTACGTTTCTTAAATTCCCGTCGGTCGTAGTTCGGAGAATTCCTAACGGTCTTGGCCTGCCGGATGATGTCGCTAAGTTGAATGACGGTAATGATTGCAACCCGATGAACGTTGCTCACGAGATCATTACCGACGATGACTGGGGGATGAAGTGGCCTTCGTCGATGATCGACGTCTCGAGTTTTACAGCTGCTGCCGAAACACTTGCGACGGAAGGCAACGGTTTCTCCTTCCTGCTCGATACGATCACATCGCACGACGACATTCTTAAGGAGATCGAGCGCCAGATCGGTGGCGTTATCTTCATCGACCATACCTCGGGGCTCTGGGTTTGTAAGCTTCTTCGGGCGGACTACGACGTCGATGACATTATGGAGCTTTCGGCCAGCAAGAACATCACGAAGGTCGATCGCTTCTTCCGTCAGACCTGGGCGGACACGAAGAATCTCGTTACGCTCTCCTTCAATGACCGCGAGCAAAGCTATAAGGAGGTCGTCGCCTGGGCTCAGGATATGGCCAACGCCCAGATGCAGGGGAATCTGACGGTCACTAGCGGGAAGAATTCTCGTGCGAGCGTCAAATATCCTGGCGTGAAGAATGCTGATCTTGCGAATTCTTTAGTGTGGAGGGATCTCAGAAATCTCTCTGTACCGAGAACTTCCACGACGCTCGTGTGCACGCGCGACGTATACTCGCTCAAGCTTGGTGATGCATTTGTCTACACGAACACTGAGCACGGCATCAATAAGTTTGCGATGCGCGTTTCTCGAATTGACTATTCTCGTATTGACAAGGGAGAGATCCTGATCGAAGCGATCGACGACCTTACCGCGACTTACCCTTCCTCCGGCGCAGCCCCGCCCCCCACTCTTTGGGTCTCCCCGACCTCTGGGCTACAGGAATTTGCCTTCTCCTTTGCGATAGAGGCACCATACGCTCTTGATATCCGGGATACAAACTGGAATCCGATCTATGGCCCAGTAGACCATGTGTGGTTTGGAACGGTTCGAATTGCGTCCGCTATCGGATATCTTGAAACAATCGATGACATCGCAGATGTTGGATTTACTGACTTATACAATGATGGTAATATCGGGATTTTCGCTCTCAATGCACCGTTGAAGGACAATCTTGTTCAAGGCCCCGCGATTGGGGGCACGATCACAGTCACAACTGTTTCAGCTTTCGCCAAACAGACGATCATTGATTCTAATGCTGGGCAGCCAGCGGATCCAAGAGACATTGGCAATAAGCTGTATCATATGCTTATGATCGAGGATGAATTCCTCCTATTTGACACTATTGAAGCAGGCTCTGGTAATGACGTCATCATAAAAGGACTGTATCGTGGGATCATGGACACGGCTCAGCCGCGTGTTCATCCGGCTGGAACGCAGGTCTTCTTCGTTAATGGAATCGGCAGGGATGAAATCACGCTCTGTGGCGGACGTCTTAACGGTATCAACCTGAAGGCGGGAGCTGATTATGACTTCTATCTCCGGCCCTACAACAAGACAGAAACTGCCGATCCTGGCGATGTGACACCGATTAGGGTTTCGATGAATGATCGGTCGAGGAGGCCACTTTCTCCCGGCGCCATTTCAATAAACGGCGTCGAGGGAAGTGTGGTCTCCTCACTTGAAGGAACCGGGGCAGGCGATGGACTTGGCGTCGCACTCTTGTTCATTCGTCGTGACTTCCGAGGCGGTAACGAAGTTGACGTACTGACGATCGACGCTGTCTTCACCTATCCTGACTTCCCGTCTGTTAATAGCACGAAGTACATCGTGAGCGTGTACGCTGATCCGCTTGGTGTTGACACGCTACTCTTTACGCTCGCAGAATCTTCATCGGAAACGACGACGCTCCTGCGAGACCATGTTCTTAGGTTTACTAACGGAGTGATCCCGGCCCAGATCGGAATAAAGATCGAGGCGAAGCATACGTTCAAGAGCGTAACCTATTTCCAGTTTAATCAGACGAAGTGGATCTGTGACGTCACTACTGCTTTGACTGGCCAGTTCGTATTCGGTGCACTTGATGACGGGGTTTCCTCGAATATTTATACGGCAACGGTCGCTGGAACGTATTCTTTCACTTTGTTCAGCGCCCTTTCCGGCGGCGCGATTGTCCAGGTCTCGAAGAACGGTGGCTCCTTCACGACGCTGGTCGGTGCTGGGCAGACGACAGGAAATCTCGCAGGAGTTGTAATCGGAGACACGGTCGTCATTAAGCATAATGACGCTACTGTCGGGGAAGAGCGGTTCATTTCGATGGACGCTCCTAGTACGGGGCAGGATGGTTTTGCGTTACTCTATAAGTCATAATGCTAAGCGAAGAAATACCTATCCCTCCTGCCGGTGTAATCGGTCTTGCAACGGCAGTTGTCATCCTGATGATAAGACTCGTTCCAGCGATAATGCGAAGGATGGAAGAGTCCACACGTAAGGATAGGGCTCTTATTCGGATGCTCAAAAAGATCTACGACATTCAGAGGCAGATCGAGCTCAACACCCGTAAGGTAAGTAGACTTCAAGAGCTCGAAAACGCGGTTAGCCGGATGAATGAAAAGCTTGAGGGGGAAGTGAAAGTGAAGCTGTAATTTTGATAGTGGCTGGTTTTGCCGGGGAAGGTTGTCCTCGTTGAACCACGCATAAGTAGGCTGTCGCGGTGCGCCACCTTGGCGCGACGAAGGGAACAGATCGTGAACGTTCTGAAGCAGGAAAAGCAGGCGTTGATCCTCTCCGCCTTGGTCGAGGGCAACAGCATGCGCTCGACGGCGCGCCTGTGCGACGTGGACCGCGAGTCGGTGACGAAGTTGCTGCTTCGCGCTGGAATCTGTCCCTGCGCATGGGATCGTCCCAGTTCGCCAGACTCACGCTCAACTTCTCCAAGAGCGCGGACGCCCTACGAGCGGCAATGGCGCTGCATTACGCCCACCACAATTACTGCCGCCCGCACATCACGTTGAAGGGGGAGACACCAGCTCAACGTGCTGGTATCGAGCACCGGAGATGGGAGATCCTGGAGCTTCTCTCCTAAGAGGGGGCTTCTCCAGTGTGTACCCACTACGTCAAAATAGACGACGCTTTAGGCGCCCCCGGCGGGGTTCGAACCCGCGACAGGCGGATTAACAATCCGCTGTTCATGCCACTGAACTACGGGGGCGTTGAAAGCTCGGAGGGGAGCGGCGGAAACGTCCCGCGAAGATGCTACCGCCGCTCCCCGGCTTCTGACTTACTAGTCACGGCGCCGCCGAGTCATCGGCGCCTCAACTTTCCTGAGCATCGCGCTCTCCCTTCTCGGCGTCGATCAGGTCACCGCGAACGGCTTCCAGTCGCCGATGATGGCGGTCAACTTCCACGTCCCATCGCCGACCTGCTCGGCGATCTTGTCGGTGCGGAGGATGTCGTTCACGTTCGCCACGTTGGCGGCGTCCTCGCCCCACCGCTTCTGAATCGCCTTGGTGATCTGCGTGGGGCCGGCGGCCTTCAGCGCATGCAGCACCTCGACCACGCGATCGCGCCGCGTAGCGCGGTCCTTGGCGTGCGGGTGGGCAGGTGCAGGGGAGAGGGACGGGCGGCCGACCGCGCCCCGGGAAAGACCAAAACCATCCAGTGCCGTAATTTTTATGTAGCGCGAAGGGCGATGAGACGGTAAACTCATCCTTTGGCTAGAACCCACAGAACCCAAGGAGAGCGAAGATGGCTGTAGCTGTGAGAAGGACAGTCAAGAACGTCACCACGGTCTACCGACTGCCCAGAAGGGATAGTCAAAGGAAGAGGCTGTACCGAGCCGAGCGTAACGCGTTCGATTCGGCCTTCGACGTTCTTCTTGATCGCCCAGATGAACGCGGAATCCAAAAGGTCATTCGGCGCGTTCGTAGGTCGAAGACCTGGAAATCGATCCTTCGTGAGTTCAACGTCACCCCTTACGAAGGACAGTTCCGCGTGACGCTCATCAAGTCACAGAAGAAAGGCGCGAGCGCGGATTCTCGTGACGGTCTTAAGTTCGGGACGTTGATGATCACGCTGCCTGTCATCCTTCATGAGCTCGCACACGTAGCCACAGGCTACGTGTGCGGTCACTCCTGGCCGTTCGCAAACGTGTACGTCAGGTTGGTAAGCCGGTTCATCGGACGGAGCGCGCGAAACGACCTCCGAAGGGCGTTTCGCGCGCTTAAGGTGCGGTACACGCCCCCTCGGAGCCTGTCGCCGGAGCGGATTTTAGCCCTCCAGGACCAAGGGCGAAGACTCTCGGCCCAAGCCGCGTTGGGGAGGCTCGATGGTGTAAAGGCCTTACCGACCTCACCCGAGGCTCGCCTCGCCGAGCCCCCGGAGACCATCGTCATTCCTCCTCAACGAGACATAGGTTCTCGAGCGGAACGTCGATCCTTCGCGAGCCAAGGGCTACGTGGATCATCTCGGCCATCGGTTTCTCGTCCTCGTCCACTGTCGCACGGAGTTCGATAACTTCTCCGTTGACCTCCGCCTCCAGGAAGACTACGTCGCCCTTCCTGAAGGGACGGTTCTCAGGATCAGTCTCTTGGAGCATGGCGGAGCACCTTATGAACGTACATGTGGACGAGGTCAAAGAACTTGTACGTCCTTGCGGCTGGGTACCTACGATCCTCGCAGAAGGCCCCAGCTGCCATGTAGATACTTGGTATGGCCGACGTCTGCCAGTAGTCCAGGAACTCGACGAATTCGATAGCCGTCTCGCCATCACGGCGTGTGATCCCGGAGATCTGGATCTTGTCCTTCCCCTTCATGACGCCATCTCGCGGTAGGATTTGGCGAGCTTTCGTAGTCATGGCTAGCTCCACAGTTGGGTTCTCTCGTAACACCAACAACCTTACGGCTTTCTAACCCCCGCTACTAGTGGAAAATTCAGAAGAATCTTTCCCAGGGGCGTCATTTTCTCGATAACCCCCGGAAATCTCATTCCGACTGAGCATGATCATGGCCAAGCTCGCCTCCGCTTTCCGGGCTGCTCCAAAGAAAGAGCTTGTCGAAACCCTCTCTATGGTCGCCGATCAATACCGCGATCGGCGAGGGATGAAGCCAAGGTGGGCTTCATGTACTCGATGCAAAGGAACCGGGATCATCAGCTGGTCCTCGCTCATCCCCGACACCAAGCTCCCTGACCTTCCATGTCATTCTTGCCGCACAACAGGCAAGTTCTTCCCACCGGACTCGCTCATGATCGAGGATGCTGTCACGTTCAAGGGACATCTTCGCTCGAGCTACAGATCGAACAAGGATGCGCGCTGCTACTATGTGTGGCGCATGGCCAGATTCCACGGTGGGAAGGATGTCACGATGCCAGTCACAGCATCGTGCGTTGTCAGTGGGGATCCGTTCATCCGGACCCTTGACCTCATCGCCGACGCCATCGCGAGGCGATACCTCGGCACCGACGTCGCCGCAGCCTACCGCTGGGGTAACGCGCTTGGCTACCTCCCCGACATTCCTTCTGGGCGATCTGCGACTGCCTAGGGGGTCAAAATTCACGATTTTTGTCCTAGCGTTAGAAGTCGCTGAGGGTGGCGAAGTTGAACGCGGAGCCAAGGAAATGAAGCGCCTTGCCAGTATGGTCTGGGTCATTTGCGTCGCAGCGATGCTCGTCCTCGCTGCATGGACTTATCTGATGTCGCCATGAGGACCAAAGACATCGAAGGATTTTGTTCAGTCTGTTCATTCAAGATCGAACGAACAGACGACGGTGCTGGGTTGGCTCATAAATTCCTTAACTCAAAGGAGTGGGAGGAACAGAATCCTCAAGTATGTGAGGATTGCGTGAAGGATCTCGCCGCAATTCTTGGACTCAGCGAAGAAGTTACGAGTCAGGTCCTCAAACAAGGATCACAACCACAACCAGGAGTCTAGAAGCATGAAAATCTATCTTATCCTCTGCGTTGTAACTCCTGTCCTATTTGCCTGCGCCTGTGCACTCGGTCGGTACAATCGCGACCGTAGGTATAGGAGCATGACTAATGGCAATCGCGTTCCCCAGCGCCCAGGGTTACGGAACTGATACTCCTGGTGGCCTTGGAGGGAAAATCCTCCGCGTTACGAACGGGAACGACGACGGCAGCCCAGGCAGCTTCCGCTGGGCAGTAAAGGAACCTTACCCCCGCATCGTCGTGTTCGAGTATGCCGGGGTGATCACACTCAACACTCCATTGTCGATTAACCAGCCCTATTGCACAATTGCTGGCTATCTTGCTCCGCCCGGTGGCGTAACTCTTCGCGGAGAAGAACTACGTTTCCGCTCTCACGACATCGTCATTCGCCACATGCGTCATCACGCGGGGCATATTGTCCCAGCACGGGACACATTTGACGACCGCGATTGCATGAACACGGATGGTGGCTCTGGCATCCACCACATCGTCGTTGATCACTGTGACCTTCTCTGGTCTGTGGATGAGTGCTTTGCAGCTTGGGGTGGTGCCCAGTATATGACGATCAGCGATACGCTGATTGGCGAGCCGCTCTGGCACTCGGTTCATCCTAAGACTGTCGGCCCACCGTTCAAGGGCCACTCGATGGGCTTGGTAATCAGTAGCGCCGACCCATTGAATCCAACGAAGTACGTCTCAGTCATTCGTACCGCGGTTGCTAATTCTAATCAGCGTAATATTCAGATCGACAACGCTGACTTCGTCGATGTTCGTAACCTTTACGTCTATAATTATGGTAATTTCGGTACAGCAGAACCTGGCGCTCCATTCGAATTTGAAGGCATTGCGGATAAGCAGATTAACCTTGTCGGTGCTGTCTATGATCCTGGTCCAAATTCCTATCCCCTTCACCCTGGCATTGTTATTCTCGCCAATAACGCCAACGGTAAACTCTTCATCGATCAGTGCCGTGGCCCTTGCGACGGAGTCCTGAATAGTGGTGGCGCGCCTGGCTTCAATCAGTGGAACTTCGTGAGACTTGGAAACGGTACTGTGCCGCCCGAAACGGGGCATCGACTCGACGCCCCGTTCGCTGCGCCAGAGGTCCGAATGACTGATCCTGACAAGCTTAAGGACTGCATACTCGCTAACTGCGGCGCGACGAAGCCAGGTCGAGATTCTCACAATCAGAGAATCATGGATCAGATTCGCAACAACACTGGAGCGATCATCGACGACGAGACGACGGTGGGAGGCTTCTAGAACCCCAGTAAAAGTGCTCTTTCCAGCACGTCCTAGCGTAGGCCACCCCGGAAGGGTAAAGTTGCCGCCCGAGCGAAAGAACCCCGGAGAACCCAATGTTCGTCATGAAGACGGAGCCGTTCCCGCATCAGGCGGAGTGGTTTGATCGTACGAAAGACCTCACAGCGTGGGGTCTTTTGTGGGAGCAGGGAACCGGGAAGACCAAGCCCACTCTTGATACCGCAGCGTATCTCTACCACAAGAGCGTAATCGACACTCTTCTTATCGTCGCGCCATCTGGCGTTCACAGACGGTGGATTAGCGACCAAATTCCCGCACATCTCCCTGAATGTGGAGACGTGTGGACCTTCTCCTGGTCTGGGCAGAAGTCGTCCACGCAGAAGCATGCTCTCGCCGCAGCAATCGCCCAGCGACACAAAGGAGGTCTCCTTTGTGTCGCAATATCATACGATTCTCTGATGACAGACCGTGGCGGGGACTTCGTGAAGGGCCTTCTTACGAAGAGGAAGTGTCTCTACGTCCTTGACGAATCGGATAACGTCAAGTCGCCGAAGGCGAAGAGAACGATTCGTGTTTTAGCCTCCAGCAAGTATGCAGTCTACCGACGGATCCTTACAGGGACTCTCGTAGACGAGAGTCCCTTTGATGTTTACTCCCAGCTCAAATTCCTCGACTCCGGAATCTGGGAGAAGATTGGCTGTAAGGGATTCGCGGCCTTCAAATCGTTCTTCGGCATCTTTGAGGAGCGAAGAATTGGTGGCCAAGACGGTAGGGCCTATCCACAGCTCATTAGTTATCGGAATCTTGAGCTTCTTAAAGGAGTGATTAGCTCTACCTCGAACCGGGTCACGAAGAATGGCACACTTAAGCTCCCACCGAAGCTCTACCAGAAGCGATACTTTTCGATGACCGCTGAGCAGTGCAGGGTCTACGAGAACCTTAAGAACGAATACGAGTCCACGATTCATAGCGGCGAGACGATTACTGCGGTTCTCGCCATGGTCCGTCTCACGCGGTTCCAGCAGATTACTTCTGGATTCGTGCCCACGACTGCAACCGTCGACTGGGGAGACAAGATTACTGCAAACTATGATCCAGAGGATCTAGAGGAATTCTATACCGACATACTTGAGACAAAATCGAATCTTGTTAAGAACGAGTTCCTTAATCTTCACCCAGACGCAAGTAACCCCCGTCTTGAATGCCTCCGAGAAATTCTTGAGCAGACGAACGGCCAGCTCATTATCTGGGCCAAATTCACGCGGGACATAGATTTGATCTGTGACCTTCTTGGTCAGATGAAAATCACCTTCGCTCGTTATGACGGCAAAGTTGCCCCAGACGATCGCCATCGGGAAGAGGACCGTTTCCACTCTGGAGAGGCCAGGGCCTTCGTATCGAAGGCATCGGTTGGTGGTGCTGGGCTTACGCTGATTGAGGCGAGAACTGTTATTTATTACAATAACACTTTTCGTCTCAAGCATAGGCTTCAGTCTGAAGATAGAGCCCATCGTCTTGGGCAGGACAACCAAGTTCTCTACATCGACATCGTTGCCGAGGACACTGTAGACGAAAAAATTCTCAACGCGCTCAGAACAAAGCGGCGAATCGCCAGTGAAGTCAACGGCGATAACCTCGCAGAATGGGTCTAACATGCTACCACGAGTATTCGTAGTCCAGAATCATCTTCGTTATGACCGGAACAGAGGCGACCTGGTCCCGAAGTATGACATTAGCCCAGCAGAAAAATTTGGAGAGTTTAAGTTCGTTCTGCCGCCCCGAGCGACTCTAGAAAACATTCCAGAGGTTCTCGGTCTAATGGAACGTTCTCTGTCTGATTACAGCGACAAAGACTCGCTACTCCTAATTGGCAATCCAGTATTCATCGGCTGGGCCGTTGCGATTGCAGCAAAGCATAATGGTGGCCGAGTTCGCTGCCTGTACTGGTCAGGCGGGACCCAGAGCTACGAAGTTGCCGCCGCAACAATTCCAGGGGTGGGAGTGATTCATGCCTGAGGACGTTTACGCACGGTACAGAAAGGATCCACCGGCAACGGATATGCAACAGCTTCGATCGCTCGCGCAGAGACAGGTCGAAGCTGAGGTAGAGGTCGAAAAGGCAGAGATCGCTCTGAAGAAAGCGAAGGAAGCCCTAGAGACCGTCTCAGAAGAGCTCCTTCCGAATGAGATGGAACGAATTGGGCTCGAGACATTTAAGACCAAGGAAGGTCTAAAGATCCAAGTCAGATCCACCATCTACTGCTCGATTCCGAAGGAAAAGAAGGAAGAAGCGATGCAGTGGCTGATTGACAACCAGCAGGGCGGGATGATCAAGAGAGAAGTTCTTGTCTCCCTCACCCAGCAGGAGGAAGTTGAGGCGATGGCTCTCTTTCTGATCCTGAAGAAGGCGTTCCCGAATGTGAAGATTGACCGCTACGTTGAATCTTCAACAATGCGCGCCCACATCGCGGAGGAGCTTGAAGAGGGGCGACCCTTCCCTATGCAACTCTTTGGTGCCGGCGCCGTCAAGAAGGCCAAGGTAGAAGTTCCCGCCTGATTGTCCCTGAGGCGGTAAAGTTACAGGGATGAACTAAGAACAAGGAACCTAAGAATGGTACGCAAGCGCAACGCATCACCCCCGCCCTCGTCAGAGCCAGCTGCCCAGGAGTCCCAGCTGCCGGTGAAGTATGACTACGGCCAGCACCAGGGCAAGGGCTTTGAGGGCACGAGTCAGGCAGACTTTGCTCTCCCGTTTCTCGGCGTGATTCAGTCGAACAGTCCGGAAGTGATCCAGGGTAAGCCGAAGTACGACGACAAGGCAAAGCCTGGAATGCTCATCAATTCGGTGACTCGCGAGATCATCGACGGTGTCAAGGGCGTCTACTTCATCCCCTGCGCTACCCAGCACGTTTTCGTCGAGTTCCGGCCGCGTGCCCAGGGCGGAGGGTTCCAGGGCGTGCACCCCGTTGATTCTGATATCGTCACGACTGCGAAGAATGCTTCGAAGGAGTTCGGGGACTATAAGACGGATGAAGGCAATGAACTGACTGAGACCTTCTACGTCTTCGGTATCCGGCTCGCAGCCCCCGATTCTACGGAAGGAGTGGAGGCCGTCTGCGTCGCTTTCACCAGCACGAAGATCAAAGTCTACAAGCGGTTCATGCAGGTTCTTCGTTCGTACAAGGGGAAGCCCCCGCTCTTTGCGCATCGACTGCTACTTCGTTCGGTGCCTGATAAGAACGCCCAGGGCGACTTTTTCAACTTCGCGGTTGGTCCCGCCATCGACGACAGTACGGCGAAGTCCCTACTGCCGCCGGTTCTTGAGGACGGGAAGACCCCGAATCCATTGCTCGAAGAGTGCGCTGCACTGAGCGAGCAAATTGCTCAGGGTGCGCGTGGCGCTGATCACGCTGCTGGTGCTGTCAGTGGTGAGTCGAGCGGCGCGAACGCCGACAAGCTCTTCTAAGAAAGAGCTCCCTGCGGTGGCTGGCGGAGTCTTTCCCCTCCCCAAACCGCCGTCTCCGTTAGCCATCGCAGGGGGTTTTATCGCTATGCAACTCGCGCCTCAGCAAAAAGAAGCTCTCCTCGCCGTTCGAGCGTGGCTCGAAGCTGGAATAGAGCCTCTCTTCAGGCTCTTCGGCTATGCCGGAACAGGAAAGACAACGCTGGCGAAGGGATTCTCTGCGGACATTGAAGGTCTTGCGCTATTCGCAGCCTTCACAGGCAAAGCTGCCTCGGTGCTTCGAAGCAAAGGATGCCTTAACGCCACAACTATCCATAAGCTGATCTACAACCCAGCTGAGAAGTCGAAGCTTCGGCTTATGGACCTGAAGCACATGCTGGTGAAGGAGAATGAGAAGAAAGACGAAAAATCTCTCACGGAAGTTTCTCGCCTCACCAAAGAGATCCTAGACGAGGAGAAGAGGCTGAAACAGCCGTCCTTCTCCTTGAAGTGCAAAGAAGCCAGCGATCTCTCAAGGGCAAAGCTGGTAATCATTGACGAATGCTCGATGGTCGACCGCAAGATGGGGGAGGACCTCTTGTCCTTTGAATGCCCAATCCTCGTCTTGGGTGACCCTGCCCAGCTGCCGCCGGTAAGAGGCTGCGGATATTTCACCGAGGGGACCCCCGATATCATGCTGACGGAGATTCACCGTCAGGCCGAGGGTTCGCCGATCATCGACCTGGCGACTAAAGTCAGACTTGGGGAGTACCTCAGTAACGGAACCTACGGAACATCCTTAGTCATTCCTCGGCGTGAGCTGACGCCAGAGAAGGTGATGGAGTATGATCAGATTCTCGTCGGTCGTAATTCGACGCGGCAGAGCGTTAACCGTCGATGCCGCGAGATCCTGGGCAGGAAGGACCTTCTTCCGGTTGCGGGGGACAAGATAGTTTGTCTCAAGAACAACCATGAACTTGGACTCTTAAACGGCGAACTCTGGGTTGTCGTTAGCAGTAACGTGATCGACGATGAAATGCTTGCGATGTCCATTCTTCGCCCAGAGCAGTCTAAGGAGGATCCCCCGCTCGAAATCCCAGTCTATCGGCATGCATTCGAAGGACGTGAGCTAGGACATTGGGAGCATGGCCAAGCGGAAGAGTTCGACTACGGTTATGCGTTGACGGTTCACAAGTCGCAAGGATCACAATGGGGATCGGTCCTTGTGTTTGATGAATCCTATTGTTTCCGTGACACAGCACAACGCTGGTTGTATACGGCAATTACTAGAGCGTCTAATAGGGTTACGCTGGCAAGATCTTAGGAGATCTAGGTGGAAGGGCCGCAACTAGAGTTTTCGGACACGCTGCACGCTGAGAAGTACCGACACGGTGGGGAGACATTCAAGGAGGCAATGAACCGGGTCGCTTCGGCGCTCAAAGACAACGACGAGCATTACTTCAAGACACGCGACATCCTTCTCGGGATGCGCTTCTTGCCAGGTGGTAGGATCCAGTCAGCGATTGGGTCCTCCAAGCGAACGACGCCGTACAACTGCTTCGTCAGTGGAACCATCGAGGACTCCTTCGTCGATGGCCACGGCTCTATCATGGAGCGTGCGAAGGAAGCGGCGATTACGATGAGGATGGGAGGTGGAATCGGTTACGACTTCAGCACGCTCCGCCCACGCGGCGCTCTGATCCGCAAGCTGAGTTCCAAGTCCTCTGGTCCGATATCCTTCATGGATATTTTCGACGCTATCTGCCGTTGCGTCGCCTCCTCTGGGCACCGGCGCGGAGCCCAGATGGGTGTTCTCCGCGTTGATCACCCAGATATCGAGGAATTCGTCCACGCGAAGCAAAATGGGACGCGCCTTACGGGATTCAATATCTCGATCGCCGTGACTGACGGCTTCATGCAGTGCGTCGAGAGTGGCACCCCGTTCATGCTGAAGTTTGCTGGAGAGAACTACCGCGAGATTGATGCTCGCGCTCTCTGGGAACAAATCATGCGCTCGACTTGGGACTGGGCGGAACCTGGCGTCCTATTCATCGACGCGATCAACCGCATGAATAACCTGTACTATTGCGAACAGATCGCTGCGACGAATCCCTGTTTCACTGGTGATACTCATGTATGGACAGCAGAGTATGGACCTGTCCAGTTCTCGACTCTCGCTGAGGCTAACCCGGAAAGTGTCCTCGTCCTAACACAGCTTCCTGATGGTAAACTTGTCTATCGAAAAATGGCTAACATTCGTCGGACTGCGACCAAAGCAAAGTTAGTTAGGATTAAGCTTGATAATGGTGGCGAGATTCGTTGTACTCCTAATCACGTTTTCTATATGCGTGATGGTAGTGAGTGCAAAGCAAAGGATCTACAGCCTAAGGATTCTTTGGCATCCGTCTATAGGCATAAGGCCAATTCGAAAGGGTACTTAAACCTTTTGAACGGAATTGTTCACCCACTTGAACATCATGTCCCGTTTGAAGGAATTAAGGGTCTTGGATCTAAAGTCCATACCCATCATATCAACGGCAAGAAAGGCGATAACAGGCCTTCGAATCTAGAGGTCATCGACTCTACTGAGCACCAGCGTCTTCATATGTCTGGTGACTCTAATCCTTTAAGAAGGATGCCGGGCAGAAACCCAATGAAGCTTTTCCCAGATTGCACACGAGGGCCAAAGAATGGCCGTTGGAGAGATGAAGTCTCCACGGAAAAAATTCTTGAGCTTCGTGGGTCTGGTCTTAGCTTCAACAAAATTGCGAAGCAAGTTGGTTGCTCGAAGTACACGGTTCAGCATCGGATCAAGACGGCTAACCATAAGGTCATCTCTGTCGAATTCCTCGAAGAAGTAGAAGATGTCTTTTGTGGAACTGTCGAAGAAACTAATCGTTTCTTCATCCAAACCGGCAAGAACGACGGCGTCCTCGTACATAACTGCGGGGAGCAACCTTTACCTCCTTATGGTGCTTGTCTACTTGGCTCCTTTAACCTCGCCAAATACGTTGATAAGAATGATAATAACGCGTTCCGCCTCGGCATGCTTGAGGAGGACATCCCGCATGTTGTTCGCGCGATGGATAATGTCGTAGACCGCGCTGTCTATCCGCTCTATGAGCAGGAGAAAGAAGCGCGGAGTAAGCGACGGATGGGTCTGGGCGTAACGGGTCTCGCGAATGCGTGTGAAGCACAGGGCCTTAAATATGGAACTCCTGAATTCATTAGCCTGACTGAAACCATCCTAAGAATAATCAAGGAAGGATGTTACCGAGCTTCCATCGACTTAGCAAAGGAGAAAGGTTCCTTCCCTAAGTATGAGGATGAGTATCTCGATGGGCAGTTCATTCGAAGTCTCAGCGAAGAAACTCGTGCTGGAATTAAACGACACGGTATTCGCAACTCGCACTTGACGTCTATCGCCCCGACTGGCACGATTAGCCTGTGCGCTGATAACGTCTCTAGCGGAATCGAACCTGTCTTTTCTCACAAGACAGAACGGACCGTCATCGAGTTCGAAGGACCTCGTAAAATCACGGTCGAGGATTATGGCGTTAAGAACTTTGGCGTGTTCGGTAAGAAGGCGGCGGATGTAAGTATAGACGAGCATCTTGCCGTGCTCGTCGCTGCCTCTGAACACGTAGACTCCTCCGTGTCGAAGACTTGCAACGTCCCAGCTTCCACAAAATGGGAAGATTTCAAGAATCTTTATTTCCAGGCTTGGAAGAATGGCTGTAAAGGTTGTACGACGTTTCAGATGGAAGGGAAACGCGCACCGATTTTGAAGGACGTTGAGCCTTCATCCTGCGCGTTCGATCCGGCTACTGGCCGTCGAGACTGCAACTAAGGGGGATTGGCGATGGCGGGCAAGATCGACATTTCGGTTATAACCCTAGGCACAGAACCCGAGGAGGCTGGCCTATTCGAGATGTTGAATCGGATTCCTAAATTTATTACGATCTCGACGATCGAAAGATCTTACACGACCTTCTCTCTTTCTCTTGCTAAAGCGTGCCAAGCTAGGGAAAGGCAGTGCCTCTTCTTTACTTCTGGCGGCCCAGAGTCACGGCACGCCGAAGCCGCGGCACACGGCGCGATCCCGATGTTGATTGAGCGCGCTAAGCTCAGTGAACAAGAAGCAATCGTCCGGTTCTTCATTAAGAAGAACGGCATCGGCGAGAGCCTGATTCTCTGGGACTGGAGCGACTGCCTAGAGATAACGAAGACGATCCGGGAGCGGCTTCTTACCCATCCTGACATGTTTGGGACATATGGTCATGTCCTGGTTCAAGACGACTCAGGGAGGGCGGTCTCTGCCCTTCTTTCGCTTATATTCAGGAATATGCCCTTTGCTTTCACTGTTTGTGCGTATCTAAGCCATAAGCCAACTTCCGGCTTCCTAGACCACTACCGCAAGAAGATCATAAAGGAAGCTGTAGATCTTGGCGTTCAGATCAGCGGCTCTAACTTGCATATTATTCATGATGACTATGTTCTGAACGAGATGTCAGAGCCAGGAGATGATCCACCTCATGGCTTGGATCTTGATCGCCGATACGGACTCAAAGCATATCGCTGGGCCGGTCGGAAGTTAACCGGCAAAGTTCTTCTGGTGGCCCAGAGATGACCCTATCACCTGGGCTCGACTTCCGGAAGAAGGAATACCGAAGAGAAACATTCCTTCGGTTCTATGAATTTCATCTTCGGTACAAGTCCCATCCCGGTGGTGTGTACTATCTAATACCATTCCTTCGAGAGCGGTATAAGTGGGATGATGAGCAGACGCTCTTCTTCTGTTTCCTCAACGGTAACACGCAGAACCCAGTTACAAGTTGGCTCCTCTTCAATGCAGGCAAGGATGATCTTGGATCGTTGAAGAAGTTCTACGAGGAGAACTATGGCCGTCTTCAGTACGACACCGATCGACGGCACCATAAACCTTTCCTTATGGAGTCTTTGGCGTCGTATTATAATCTCCTTGGAGATTATAGTCAGAAGAAGTTCTTGGACCAAATTGCAGATGGTGGTTTCTCCGCCATCTGGGACGCGGCGACTTCTGTCTACACCTTTGGCCGACTCTCAGCCTTCTCATACAGCGAATACCTTAAAATCGCTGGTGTCAAATTCGACTGCGACACACTCTTCCTTCACGATATGAGCGGTAGTAAGTCGCACAGGAACGGTCTCTGCATCGTTACTGGGAGAGATGAGTATGACTGGCACCATTCAAATCCAATGTTCGGAGGCGATTATCCGCCGGGTCTGGTGGAGACACTTATCCAAGAGGCAGATGAAATACTGGCTGAGGTACATGAGCGAGGTGCTATGGGTAGTAAGGATGCGAACCTCTTCACCCTTGAGAGCGCTCTATGCACGTACAAAAGCTGGCATCGGCTGAATCGTAGGTATCCAAACGTCTACAACGACCTCATGCACGATCGTATTTGTGCTGCCGAGTATTCATGGCCCGAGATAGACTTCTCGGTGTTCTGGGAGGCTCGGACAAAGTATCTTCCCTCTTATCTAAGGTTGGAAGATACTCTGTCCGATCCTGGCTGTGTCCCCGTCAAGCAGAACCACTACCTACGCACGGGTCAGCCGATTATGATGGATATAGAGCACGAGTGCTTCAAGAATAGCTTTAACGATGGCGTTAGGAACGCGGATGGGGAGCCTTCTCGCCTCCGCAAATTCTGGAGAAGGAAATGACGGATCAGCAGGAGCAGCAGCCGGACAAGATTGAAGAACTTGATTGTGGCTGTAAGAACCACTACTACGGCGAAAAGAAGGCTACTGCCCCATGTAAGGGCTGCGCCACTCTCACAATTGGTAATCATCTCATGACGATTGCTAATTCTCTTGCTGGCATTGCTTCTGTCCTGATCGCTGCTGGGACGAAGGACTCTGTTGATCGAGCGAATTCTAAGAAAGCGTCTGAGCAGAGAGAATTCGAAGCGATCAGGAATAAGATCGCTCCGACTCTGAGGAAAGTGTGATGTTCGTTAATATTCGCGGCACCAACGGCTCAGGAAAGACGACTCTTGCTCGAAAGTTTCTCGAGCAAGCGGTTAGGGTGCTGGACCTAGGACCGCTTATCTGCCCTTTAAGTGGGAAGTCGGTTATCATCCCAGGGCACGTGACTGGGGATGGGATCTGTGTGATTGGCAGCTATAAGATGATGTCCGGTGGTCTTGATTCAATCAAGAGCACCGACACCCAAAGGGACGCCATCCGTCTTGCAGTCAAAACAGATGGCGTTAAGCACGTCCTCGCGGAAGGAGCTCTTGCCTCCGGTCTTTTCTCCTCGTGGTACGAATTCGCTGCTGAATTCCCAACCACCTGGGCTTACCTCGAAACTTCTCCTGAAGAGTGTGTCAAAAGGATCTACGCCAGGAACGGTGGCAAGGCCTTCCAAGAGAAGAATGTTCGTCACAAGCATGACGCCGTTCGCTCAACGAGGCGGAAGGCGATGCAGAGCCAACGAGTCAAGGTTCTAGATCTTCCAGCAGGTCAAGAGTATCAGACGCTCGTGAAGTATCTCTGGGACTGTGAGATGGCGGTCAATGCTCTACCCTGAACCGCTCTGGTACTGGATGACGGAGCGTGAGAAAATCCGTCAAAACCGAATGGCAGGAATACGCCCTCCGTTTACGCAGGACGTTATCTTGCAGACCTTTAAGTTCTGCAATGTGTTCCGGGAGCATGATCGCGTTACGACTTGGATCCGTGAAAACATTCGAGAGCCCTATGACAAGCATCCAAATTTGTTTGTGATGCTCGGCATGGCTAGAATCTACAACCTCCCAGAGACACTTCAAGCTCTCATTGACGGTGGACCTGAGACGTGGCCGGTTATCTCGCGCGCTTTTGATTCTCGCGCCGTTACGAAACTGACGCAGGAGCGTAAGGATCAAGGTCGTAAGATCTATACGGGTGCCTACATGATTAGCGCACCGAGCAGCCCAAGTAACCTGTGGTTCGGCCAGTCGAAGCAGGCCTACATCGCAGAAGGAGTGGTTGGTGGCCTCTTCGCAAGGCGACGCGACTGCCCATTCCGTCATTCTAGCGACTCTCCGCTTCCACTTGAAGGTGCTTGGTCCTGGATGCGTACGAATAAGCTTCTTGGGTGGGGACCGTTCATGTCCTATGAGCTTGTTACGGACGCTCGATGGACCTCTCTCCTCCGTTGTTCGCCCGACATTGACTCCTGGGCTAATGCAGGTCCTGGAGCCATCAGAGGGCTCCGTCGGCTCCTACGAGAGGACGGCCGTCTACGGGGAGTACCCTCGCCCACGGTCTCTAGAGCCGAGGCTCTACCGCTTATGCAGAGGCTCCTAGAGGAGGCCCCCCGGAACCTTCCTAGGTGGTTCCCGCGCCTGGAAATGCGGGATATCCAGCATAGCCTCTGCGAAGTCGATAAGTACCTCAGAGTGAAGCATGGGGAGGGAAGACCGCGTTCTATGTTTCACGGAGCAGCGTGGTATGGAAAAGAATGGAGTAAGGCTTAGCGATTACGTTAAGCAGCAGTACCTTAAAGGCAAATTCCCGGCAGAAGGGGAATTTGTCGGAAATGTCAGAATTACGGCTCAAGATACTTACAAAAGAAAGTGTCTTCTAGTCGAAGTTGTTGACGAGAAAGGTAACCCCCTTTTGTCATTCGTTTCGAGATTACTAATGAACGGGGAGTACCTCCTGTTCCCTTCAGACTGGAAGTTCAGAATTCCGTTTAAACTCACTACCACTTAGGAGAACCCAATGTACGTCTTCCAAGGAAGGAATGCACAACAGATCCTTCCGCGTGTTGCCCAGCACATGAAGCTGTACGGCGTGGAACGCGAAAGCCGGAACGGGAAGGTGAAGGTCTTCCCGTATCCAGTCACAACGGTATACGAGCGGCCGCAAGAACGTGTTATCTTTTCGAAAAGCAGAAAAGCTAACCCGTTCTTTCACTTCTTCGAAGCTCTCTGGATGCTGGATGGGCGTAAGGACGTATCCTGGATCGAGTTCTACAACTCGACCTTCGGCCAGTTCAGCGACGATGGACTGACGTTCAACGGCGCTTATGGTGCTCGTTGGCGCAGCCATTTTGGTTATGACCAACTAGAACGTATCGCCAGCGCCCTAGCTGAGCATAAGGACGACCGTCGTCAAGTTCTCACAATGTGGGACGCTCGATTGGACCTGGGCCTTGCCAGCAAGGATGTGCCGTGCAATACGCACTGTTACTTCCAGGTTGGGACGTCTGGATCGTTGGACCTGTTCGTTTCAAATAGGTCCAATGACATGATCTGGGGAACCTATGGCTCAAACGTAGTTCACTTTTCAATGCTGCTGGAATTCATGGCTGCGCGCATCGGCGTGCCGGTTGGAAAGTATTACCAGGTCTCGATGAACACGCACATCTACGAGCGGCACTTTTCGTTGCTGAATGACTTACCTTCAGAGGTAGGTCTATTCGGCGATGAGAAAACCTGGAAGACTAGCAAGATTAAGGAGACGGATCCATACGTTGTGCGTCCTGGCGAAATCATTTCCATGGTGAAGAATGGGGAGTCAGCTTCTGACTGGCGCAACGACCTCAGCCAGTTCATGAAGAACGAGCCTTCAATCTACGTGACTCGATTCTTTAATGAAGTTGCATCTCCTCTCAGAGCAGCCTGGGCTCTATTTAAGAAAAAGAGCGAGGACCGCTTCGATAGCGCTCTTGAAGCGCTAGGACGGTGCGCAGCGTCTGATTGGGCTCTTGCGTGCAGGGACTTCATTCACGAAAGGAGAGCCAATGCTGTCACCAGAAAAGAAGGCTGAGAAGCTCCTCTTTCTAAGAGAAGCGGGTGCTGTGGAACGGTCACATGCGTGTCCGCATCACGGATCGTATAGCATCGCCCAGCACTCGTTCCAAATGGCAATGATCGTTCTAACGTATCACCCGTCACCTTCCTTAGCGGTGCTTGAAGCTGTGCTTCTTCACGATGTCCACGAGAGGGTGACGGGTGATATTCCGGCTCCAGCACGGTGGTCCTCTCCTGAGCTAAAGGAAGCAGAGCATGGTCTACGGGATCTCCTTCGGAAGAAGCACGAGATCATGCTTGAACTTCCTGCAGACGAGAAGGCTTGGCTTAACTCAGCCGACCGCCTCGAGCTATTCCTCTGGGCAAGGGACCAGCTAGCCTTTGGTAATCGCCATATTGAAGGAATCATCGAAGAGCTCAAAAGCTGGTTTCGTGAGAGCTGGTCTCGCGTCCCAGACGAATTGAAGCCAGTCGTAAAGTCCTTGACGGACATGACGACATGGAAGAGGGGGAGCGATCGACCGTGAGCGACTACATCGACCATCTTTCTGAGATCGGCGCGGAAGATGCCGCTGGATTGAAAAAGGCCCAAGAGTCGTATGGGGACTCCTGGAAGAAGCGTGGCGGTACTGGTGCCTTCATGATGCTGGCCAGAAAGATGGACAGATTGGAACTTCAAGCAAAGAATTTCAATTATGACATCTTTGTTGCGATTGAAGAAGATACCCGTGCCGAAGGGATCATCGACGACATCCGCGACCTTCGTCGCTACCTGATGCTCGTCGAGGCAGAGATGCGCGCCCAGGGAGCGATGTCGGCCAAGTCAACGCATCGGGATAACTCTAATGCCTGAATTCAGCCACGTGATGATCGACCTGGAAACTCTAGGCCGCGCGCCCACCTCCGTCTTTCCGTCCCTGGGCTGGTGTGTCTTTGACCCGTTCTCGGATAGGATGGGAGACCAGGGTCAGGTTAACATTAAAATTGACTCGGCTATCGGCTCTGGTCTAACAATGGACGGTGACACGATCGAATGGTGGATGGGGCAGACTGGCCAAGCCAGAGTAAACCTGTTCAAGTCACCACAGGCCATTGAAGAGGCGCTCTCCATCTTCTCTGAGATGTTTCGAACGCAAGTCGGCCCAGAGGCCCTCCTCTGGGCCAGCGCTCCTAGCTTTGACATCGCGATACTTGAGAACGCTTACTTTAAGCTTGGGTATGAACGACCCTGGAAGTACAACCATACTCGCTGCCTCCGAACGCTACGGGACATGGCAAGGATGAGAGCAATCGAAGTCCCTAAGATGGAAAACCCGCATGTTGCGCTCCTAGACGCAATCAATCAGGCGAAGGAAGTTCAGTTCATTTACAGCGCGCTAATTGACGACAACC